CGGCGGCGCACCCAACGGCAGCGACGGCAGCGAGCCGGGTGGGCCGGGCGCCACCCCCGGCAGCGGTGGCGGTGGCGGTGGCGGCTCGTCCGAGCCGGGCGGCGCGGGCGCGGATGGGGTTGTCGTCATCCGCTGGCCGTTCGGGGGCGGCGCCGACGAGCTGCCCGGCGGCAGTCTCACCACGCCCCGGCCTATCGTCACCGGCGCCCCGCTAGGGCAGCGGCACGGGACAGGCGGCGGTGTCGCCGCCACGCCTGCGCCCACAGCCACCGGGGCTGCGATCAGACAGGCGCACGGCCTCGGCGGCGGCACGGTCGCAACCGGCGCGCCGATCCTGACGGGCGCGCCGCTGGGGCAGCGCCACGGCCTTGCGGGGGCCAATCTCGCCACCCCGCCGCCCGCGCTCACCGGCGGCACCGCAGGCCAGCGGCACGGGCTGTCGGGCGCCACGCTCACCACGCCCCGGCCTATCGTCACCGGCGCCCCCATCGGCCTGTCCTCGGATACGCAGGACGCGCTGCCGGGTGGCTCGCTGGTCACGCCCCGACCCGTTGTCACCGGCGCCCCGCTGGGGCAGCGGCACGGGCTGGCGGGCGGCGCGGTCGATGCCGGCAGGCCGAGCATCACCGGCAGTCCCGTCGCGCAGGGCCATGCCCTCGGCGGCGGCGCGGTTGCGACCGGCGCCCCGGTCATCACGGGGGCGGGTATCGGGCAGGCGCACGGTCTCGGCGGCGCCATCGTCGCCACGCCCGCGCCGATCATCACCCCCGCGCCGCTGCGCCAGCGCCACGGCCTCGCCAGGGGCAGTGTCGTGACGCCGCGCCCGGTCATCACCGGCAGCCCCATCGGGATACCGGGCATGTCCGGCCGCCGCGCCGCGTTCGAGGGGCGCAGCGCATCCACAGCAACCGGCCCGTCGGGCCGCACCTACGCGAGGGCACCATGACGTTCTACCTCAAGCGCCACGACACCAGTCCCGCGTTGCTGCGGTATCTGCGCACCGATGCCGGGCCGCTCGATCTGGCGGGGGCGTCGGTGGTGTTCAACATGGCCCGCCGGGTCGCGGCAGGGACGGCGGCGGCCGAGGTGGTGGCCGAGGTGGTGGTGAGTCGCCGCCCGGCGGTGGTCGTGGAGGCCGGCGCGGGGCTGGTGCGCTACGACTGGCGCCCCGAGGATACCGCGCGGGCGGGGGCCTATTGGGCCGAATTCGAGGTCACCTATGCCGATGGCACGGTCGAGACCGTGCCCAATGCCGACATGATCGACATCCGCATTCGGGAGGATATCGCGTGAGCTGGACCGAACGCACCATGCGCCTGCACGCCGACTTCATGGAGGGAATGACCGACGCGGAGCGGGTCGCGTATCTACAGGACATGCTGGCAGGCGAGATCACCAACCGGGGCCTGCGGATCGCGCGCTGCATAGACGCGGTGCCCGGCGGCCTCGGCCGCAGGCCCGCCGCCCTGCTGGTGATTCTGTCCGACGCGCCCGGCCGGACGCTGACCTACGACCATATCGCCGCCCGGATGGAGGAGCAGGTCGGATCCTATACCACGCTGTCGTCGATCCAGACCGCCGTCAAACACGCCCGCGCCGCGTTGCGTCAGACCGACTGGCCGGTGACGATCACCACCGAGACCGGCGTGGGGCTGCGCATGACGATGCGCGACGGCTGGCAGCCACCGTGGACCCTGCCGCCGCCCTCGGCGCTGGACCGGGGCGCGTGGGTGCGCGGGCCGTTCCCGAAGCCGAGGGGCTGACGAAATGACAACAGAGAGAAATGACATGCCTAATCAGACGTTCGAGCCGGGCCTGTGGTCGCTCATTCTGGCCGCGTTCACCGGCGCGGCGGGCTGGATATGGCGCGGGGGCAGCGAGCGGGCCAAAACCGAGGCCGCGTTGCAGGGCCTGCTGCGGGACCATGAGCGCATGGACAAGCGGATCAATGCGCTCGAAAACGGCTCCGTCGCGATCACCGCCGCGCAGGCATCCATCGCCGCGCAACTTGAGGGTATCGGGCGGACGCTCACGCGCCTGGAAAGCAAGCTCGACAGTAAGGCGGACAGGTAGTCCGCGCCAATTCCGAAAGCATCCGCCCCGCTCGGAGCGGGGCTTTTCTTCATGAGGTGACGACATGCTGAAATGGCTCTTGTCTCTGCTGGCAGGGGGGCTGCGGTCCAGCAATGCCCCGCCGCACCTTCCGTCAAGACCGCTGCCCACTCGGCGCATTGCGCTGGTGGTGGGCCACAACCCGCGAGCACAGGGCGCTGTCCGGGTCACGGACGGGCGCACCGAATACGACTGGTGCGGGGCGCTGGCCGAGCAGGTCGCGGCGCTGGAGCCGGGGCGATATGTCGTGATCCGCCGCACGCCGGGGGCAGGCGAGATCGCACGGGCCTATGCCGAGGTCGATGCGTCCGGGGCGACGGCATCGGTGGAGCTGCATTTCAACTCGTTTTCCACGCCCTCGGCCACCGGGACCGAGACGCTGATCAGCGGCAGTGCGGCCAGTCGCCGTCTCGCCACGCTGGTGCAGGCGGAGATGGTCGCAGCACTCGGCCTGCGGGATCGGGGCCTGAAACAGACCGCCCCGAAACAGGGTGGGCATGCGGCCCTCAATGCGGGCCGTCCGCCTGCCATCCTGATCGAGCCGTATTTCGGCAGCAACCGCGCAGACTGCGAGGCCGCTGACCGCAGCCTGCCCGCCCTCGCGGCGGGCATCCACCGGGCCTGTCTGGCCTATCTGTGAGAGGTTTGACCATGCTCGCACCTGTCGTGAGGATCGCCCTGCGCTACGGCGTGGGGCTCATCGCGGGAATGCACGTTGGCGATATGCTGGCCGGTGATCCGGATATCGTGCTCATTGTCGCCGCTGGCGTGGGCGCTGCAACCGAGGCGGTCTATGCGCTGGCCAAGCGCCGGGGGTGGGCGACATGACCCCGGCGCTGATCGCCTACGCGCTGGCGCAGATCGCGGACGTGCTGACCACGCTGCGCGCCCTGCGCCGGGGCGGGATCGAGGCGAACCCGGTGATCCGCTGGATGATGGGCCGCCTCGGCCGCTACGGCTGGGTCGTCGTCAAGCTGGCGATCACGGCAGGCATCGCCGCCTGGCTGTGGTCAGAGGGGCAGGCGGTCGGTCTGCTGATCGTCGCGGGCGTCACCGGGCTGGTGGCGCTCAACAACCTACGGGTGCGGTAATGCACCGGCTGGATGAAATAGTCGCCAGCGTCGTGTTTGTCGCGGCGCTGGTGGTGGCCGCAATTGTCGGGGGGCTGTGGCTGTGGCTGCACTGATCGAATGGCTGTTCGGCCCGCTGGGCGCGGTGCTGGGCGGGCTTGTCGCCCTGGTGGGCGCTTGGCTGGCCGGGCGGCGCTCTGGTGCCCACAGGGCCGAGAGAGACGCGGAGCGGGCATACCGCAAGACTCGGGAAAGGATGGACGATGTTCAGATGGGCGACGATCCTGATGCTCTGCGCGAGTGGCTCAGGCTGCGCGACCGCGATCAGCCATGACGCGCTCTGTGACGGCACCCGTCAGGCGCGGGCCGATCACGCGGCGGCGCTGGCGGCTGAGGGCAGCGATAGGGCGGTGGTCACGGGGGCGCGGCTCATCGCGCTGATCGACGCGGGGTGCTCGCCATGATCCGAGACGTCTGGCGGTGACGGTCTGCGCCATCATTTCGGGGTCGATCCATATCCGGTCTGGCGTGGTCATCACTCCCCCTTCCCGGTGCTGGAGAGGGCGCAGGCGAGCGCGGCCATTCGCATCTGGAATACGTCAAGACGCTTCGCCAGCGGCGGCAGGTTGTGAAACTCAACCAGCGATTCGGCCGCACCGATCAGCGCCTGCATGGCTTCTATGGAGTCGGCGCGGATGTATTCGGTGCCCACATTCTCGGGGTTGTTCGGCCTGATCGGTCGATCCTCCCAATACCCGCACTTCGGCTCCCCATGATAAGCCTTGGCCCAAATCCGCTCCGGTGCGTCAGTCATGGCCCTCTCCTTTCTCGATCTCGGCGGCGCGAGCGAAGATTTCAGCAGCAGCCCGTTCGAGGATGGTTCGAGCTTGAAGGCGACCCCGCTTGTTTTCGGGGTCGATACGGTCCAAAATGATCCTCATCGCCTCCCGCATCCCTTCCGCTCGTGCCTCCCGCTTGATCTGGTCGAGGGCGTCGAGGGCGTCGGCGGGGGTGAGGGCTCTGATTTCCTGCGTCACTTTTTCGGCAGTGAGCGGCACAGTATCACACATCCACTCTTTTACGGGCACAACAGCCGCCTCGTAGGCCGCTCCGACCAGCGCCAGCGCCGCATCGCGCTCGGCCTGTAGCGCCTTGTTTTCCGTCTCCAACCACTCAATATCCCCGGTCAGTCCTCGGGACTGTTCCTCTGCGGCGTCAAGCTGGTCGCGGAGGGCGGCGTAGTCGGCGTATTCAACAAACGGACCATCGCGCATCGCCGACATGCCGGTGTCGTATCCGACCGGCGCCCATCGGGCCACGCTCTCTCGGCTGGTGTCAGGCGTGGTCATTGGGTGGTCCTCCGATATTTTCGTCGTCCATGAGTGACTGACATAGACCGAAACGCTGAACGTGTTTCCACATTGGCCGCATTCCCATTCGCAGGTTTCCTCACTGTAGAGCGGATAGTTGTCATCAGCAGGGTCTGCTACGGTTTCGCAATGTGGGCAGATCGCCCCATCGGTGCTGTAATGCTCACTCATCCCGGCCTCCATCGTTGAGCAGAGCGCGGGCGCGTTCCAGAGACGCGCGGTAATCGGCCAGCATCTGATCGAACATCTTGTCAGACGGCGCAGCTTTCTTGGCTGTCTTGCCCACGCGCTCAAGCAAGCTGATAGCTGCGGCGAGATGGGCGGCCAGATCAACGATGACCCGCTCCGCCCTCTCATCCCCCGGCAGGCGCAGGCCACGGGCAAGCAGGGCGTCAGCGATAACCTCATGCAGCGTCCGCCCATCATCAAGCGACCCGTTGCGGGTGATGGTCTGCAAGAGCCTAACCATCGCCTCGCGGCTGGTGTCAGGGGTGGTCATTGGGTGGCCTCCTGTTCTGTGCCGGACCATTGGGCGGCGTGCTGCTCGTAGCTGATGCGAATCCGGTCCATGATCCAGCGGACGCAGGGCACCGCCATGCTGTTGCCGAGGGCCTTGTATTGCGGCCCGTCCGGGCAGTCCTCGGGCGATGCGCCGCGCCATGCGATCCGGGTGTGGTGATCGGGAAATTCCTGGAGGCGGGCGCATTCAACCGGCGTTAATCGGCGCACCGCCCATTCTTCCTGTATTCCGCTTCCCTGCGGCCCGTTCGCCAGATCGCGTCCATCAGCCGAGAGAGCGCCCCGGTTCCGGGACGGCGTGCGATCATCAGCGACAGCCAAACGCTTTCGGTGTCCTCGAACAGGTGGCTGTCTGCCGACCACTCATCGGCCGGGAACCATTCTCGCTGTCCGGGCAAGATAATCGTCTCGCTCATTTTCTCGCCTTTCCGCCCCGGCCCGCACTGCGGAAAGGCTGCCGATAGCGTGGTGGTCCATATCTAGTTCCCTCTGTGGGGGCAGGCGTTCAGCATATCAGCCAGGCACCGGCGACGGTTGATCATGGTGATGTGGTCGCTCATTCCATCCTCCTGCATTTTATCTAATATACCCCGGATGCCTTCAGAGGTCAACCACCAAGGTCAGTCCGCATCTTTCCAGTTCGGACCGACCCCCATATCGACCCGAACCGGTATCTTAAGCGGGAGGCAGGTTTCCATCGCCCGCTTCAACTCCGCCCACGCCGGGGAATCTGGGTCTCCTTCATCCTCAAAATCCAGCTCGTCGTGGACGGTCAGCATTGGGGTGCCGCAGGCGTCGTCCGCGAAGAGCCCTGCTTCGTAAGCATCCACCAAAGCCTTCTTCATGACATCCGCCGCACCTCCCTGCAGCTTCCTGTTGAGGGCCTTGTGGGTGAAGGCCCTTTTGATGGCGGGGCCGTATTCAAGGATCGCCTGCCCATACGGCAATCCAGGAACTCCGTAGGCATTGGAGGGCGCCCACAGGGGAAAGTCTGACTTGCGTCCCAAAACCGTTTCCACAAATCCTCGGGAATGGACCTCCTCGGCGGCCGCGTCCATGGTGGCCTTGGCAAACGGCGCCGCCCTGTGGTAGCTGTCAAACAAGTTGCCGCCCCCCTTCTTATCCAGGTGCAGGCGTTTGGCCAGCTCCGGCTGACTCATCCCATAGATAAGACCGAAATTGATCGTTTTGATGTTTCTTCGTGGCAAGTCCATCCCAGTGAGCTTCAAGACCAGTTCCTGTGTGAGTTCGTGGTAGTCGACGTCCGGGTTTTCGTTGTAGGCGCGACGTAGCTCTTCGGCCCCCGGCCCGACCGCATGGTGGGCTAGGAGTCTGTATTCAATCTGGGAGTAATCTAGTTTAACCCAACGCGCCCCCGGCCGGGCGACGAAAGCTTCCCGGACCAAACCACCAAGTTCCGTCCGCACCGGGATGTTCTGCAAGTTAGGGTCCGAGGAACTGAACCGCCCGCTGCGCGTGCCGCTTTTGTCGGATTTCAGAGGGTGGAAGCTGCAGTGGATTCGTCCGTTGACGTGCTTGTCTAGGATATAGCTTTTGATGAAGGTATTCCGGACTTTCAAAAGCTGGCGATGTGCCACAATCTTCTGCGCCAGCGGGTGATCTACCAGCTCCAGAAGATCCGCAGAGAAGCTGACCTTCTCTTCCTTGGTCTTTTTGTCTTTGGCGATAGGGTGAGGAATGCCAAGTTTGGTAAACGCGGCTTTGATACTTTCTCGCGCGGCCGGGTTGACGGGCTGCCCCGCCATCTCCTTCAGCTGCCGTTCGATGATCTCCGCTTCTTTACCAAGTCGGTCATAAGCTTCCTCCGCTTTATTCAGGTCCACAGGGGCGCCGCGAAAGCGCATGGCGACCAGGGGGCGGATCAGCCGGCATTCCAGATCGAAAAGGTCCAAGACCCCGCGGCGGTCCATGGCGGCCCATTGCTGGCCGAGGATGCCGATCGGAAGGGCGGCGTCGGATTCCGCGTACGGGCCGGCGAGGGTGATGGGGGACCGATAGAGGTTAGCCCGCTGCCTGTCATTGGCCGCCCCGCCCAGCCACTGCGCCAGCCAGTCGTAAAGGATAGAGGTGGTCTTCCCGACTCCTAGATATCGCTGCGCCAGGCCATCCAGCGACACATCCGGAGCCTCGCTGTCCAGGAGCGCCTCCGCGAACTGGATATCGAAAAGCTTCCCGCCCACCCGGACTCCCTCCTGCTGTAGCCACCCTACGTCGTACATCAAGTTGGCCCCGACTTTAGGGCGGGCGTCGCCAAGGGCATGCGCCGCGAACCGCAGGACTTGCTCCGGATCCATATTCAGCTCCGGCTGGACCTCATGCCGCATGGGAAAGTACCACGCTTTCCCCGGAGCGGCGATCGAGATTCCGATGATATGGCCCTTGCTGCGCGCCCAGCCCGGCCCCGCAGTCAGGAGCTCCGGGTCCTTGGTCTCGGTGTCGAATCCGATGACTTTCGCGGCGGACAGGTTTGGGAACTCTGTAGGAGGTAGCCACCCGGTCTCCGGGATCTCTGGCATAGGACCGAGAACCCGCTCTCCACGCTTGCGGCTGGCTGGGACATCATGCCAGAAAAGTCCTTGGTCAGTCCACCGCATCAGAACTGCATCCCGATCAAAGCCCCACGACTGTTCTCTCCAAAGAAGAGGCATGGGGACGGATGCATTCCAAGGTCGATCTTCTGCACCTCGTTTTTAAGCAGCTGTAAGGCCTTCAGCCGGAAGGCGGCGCCACCCGGCAGCCCTTCGATTGCCACCTGCGCCCCCTCAGAAGCCCCCGGCCCCCCTGTGGTCATCCCGTCCGTAGTAAAGTGTATTGGCGAGGAGGGACCGTCCGTGGTAAAGGGAGCCAGCTTATCGACCGCGTCGAAGAACCCTTCCGGAAGCGGCTGCGGCTGGCTGGGGCGTTCGAGGATTTTATTCATCATCTCAACCGGCCAATCGGTCGCCAATACCTGGGATCGCAGCCACCGCCCATTCTCGTACAGAAACGAAATAGATCCACCCCCGATCCTGATTTCCACAGGGTCTTGCTTGATGCGCGCCACTTCGGCCACCGCAAACCGAGGGCAGTTTATGGTCGGCAGCCCGTGCCCGTCCCAAAGCTGTAGCAAAATGACGTTGTTTGTCGCGGTGTAGGTGCCGTGGGCGATCGAAAGCCCCATTGCCCACGGCCGGGAGGCGTCATCCCCGATGAACGGGAGCGTCCGGGCAAAAGCCGCGGCCATGCCTTTCGGGGCCGGGAACGATTCCCCTTCCGGACGCGCGTCATAGACTGCCTTATCAATGCACGGGATGTAGGCGCTGAAGGCCCCGGATCGGATATGCAGCCGGCCGTTCGGGGTCATGGCAATGGCGATGCTATCGCCGCAGGCGGCCAGAGCCTTGTGGAATAGGTCCGCCTTGGGCATGGCCTCAATATCCAAGGGCAGCGGTGCCGACAGCGCCATATAGCCGTTGAATCCGGTGACCCTCCCGTCCTTGATGGTGAAGTGCTCCAGCTCGGGGGTCACCCCGTTGCGCTGGACCGCCCCCTGAACAAATTTAAGAGCTTCAAGCATCAAAATAGCCCCGGTTGAGTGGCGCGGAACGGCTTCCGCCAGTGGTCTTCGCCTAGTATATAGCCAAGGCGGTCGTATGTAAAGGCGTTAAACGCCCATCGGGATTTATAGTCGGTGGCCATCTCCTCCGCGGAGCTGCCGTAATAAGCTAGCAGCTGATCCACCCGCGCCTTGGTCGCCGCGGGCAGGGTGCTGTAGTGGCCCATGAAGTCTTTGATCTTCGGGCTCCGTTCCGAAATAGCGATTGGCCGCGGCAGCTCTGGGAAAACGATCCCGCCGTTGGCCGCGGCCTGGACCCAAGACGAGGAATCGACCGAGTACCACGGGTACTTGGCCATCAGTTTACGAGCCGTCAGACCGAATCCGTGGATCTTGATTCGGCTGTAGCCGTCCTTGTCCGTAAGCACCCGGCTCCAGACTTCGTCCAGCCAGACCTCAAGTTTATTGTTCGGGATTGGGACCATCCCGCCGAGGGTGATGTAATCGTAGTTGCGGACATAATATTCGCAGAGGTCCAGAGGCTCCCCATAGTGGAAGCACGGCAAGACCTCCACCCCAAGCCGTTCCAGGGTCTGCTGATTGTGGTATGTCCCGACCGGGTCCCCGATGGCGTCCAGAACCGAGGCCATCTCGATGATATCTTGGTTGGCTTTGACGAACTCGGCGTATGCCTCGATGGAGACATCGACCCCAAGGCTGAAAGAGGAGAAAGCTCCGGAGTCCAAGAACACCTTGACTCCATCCCGCCGGATCTGCTCCACGTACTTCCCTTTGTGGATGTAGTGGTAGGATTCCAGATTGAAGCGGACGTTGTCGCGGTGCGCCTTTGCGTTCTCGGTAGCCTTCAGGTATAGGCGGCCGCCTTTATTGAAGTTTGAAGCATAGATCCCGGCGACATACAGATTCATAGGTGGTGCCCTTATTTTTCGCCCGACAGGCCCCTCTTTTATAAGGCAGGGGGAAGGCCATGGAAAGCCCTCCCCCGCCCGACAGCCCTATGTCCGGGCCGGACCGGCTTTAACCAGCCCCCGCAAGGCAATTCCGATCCAGAAAATCTCGATGATGAAAGACCCGAGATTGAAGTGGACCAGCAGGCTGACCAGGAGAAGGACCGCTCCCGCCAGGTTGACCCAGTGGTAAATCTGGGAGTCCGTAGTCCACCGTTTTTCGGTGATCATGAAATAGGCCGTCACGACGCAGGCCATCCCGAGGAATCCAATCAGGTGCGCCAGCATCACAGGAGTCCTTGCTCTTCCAAGAAGGCGCCGGCCTCCTCGATTGACCGGAGCAGCGCCCCGCCTTCGGCAATGAAAGACCCATCACTGGGGCTGCGCAGCTCGTCCGGGCACTCCATCAGCCCATCCAAGAAGGCCCGCGCCACCAGCGGGTCCGCGCACCCGGCCTCGGCGAATCCTTTGGCCCGCAGTAGCGTGGCATGATCCTTCCCTGTGGGCGGATATTGGCCGTCATAGCTGGTGTGGCTGAAGGCCAGCGCCGTCATGGCCCCAACCTCCCGGGCCAAGTGGACGGACTGCGCTTTGGTCAGGTGCATCAGCGGGGTTTTGATGCAGAACTGGCCGGGATAGACCGAGTATTCGTACTCGGGGTCTTCGGGGTCCGGCGCCAGCCCAAGCCCCTGATTGATGGCTTCTTCGACCGCCCCGATAAAGGCTTCCCGGCAATCGGGGTAGCCACCGTAGTCCTCTTGGCAGACACCGGTAACCAAGCTCCCGGCACCCCAGTGGACCGCCCAGTTGGCAGCGATGGTCAGAAACAGCTGATTCCGGAGTGGAACGAAGGTTTTTTCCAGCCCGCCCGGCAGACTGCGGTAGTCGGCGTATTGTTCCAGCTCGTTTTCCGAGACCAGCGGGGAGGAGGACTGCAGAATGGCGCCCACAGGGGCGGTGACATGGGCGCCCCATTCCACGCCCGGGCGCTGCGCTTTGGCCAAGGCGTAGACCCGTTGGGCCGCCTGGAGCTCGACAGCGTGGCGTTGGCCATAGTCGATGGTGACCGCGGAAACCTTACCGTACCGCTTCGCGGCCCAGAACAGGCAGGTGGTGCTGTCCTGCCCGCCGGACAGGACGACGACGGCGTGATTGGGATCGAGTTTCATTGGTGGTGCTCCTTGGATGGGTATGGGGCGGCGCCCCTGAATGAAGACGGCCGGTATGGAGTCCCACCTCCGTACCGGCCGTTGTCCGTTTTGATACGCCCTGCCCATGGACGGGCAGGGCTACCGGACGGTACCGGAGACCTGGATCAGGCTTCGGTGGGCGCCGGGGCCGCGGGCTCCTTGACCGGCTTCGGGGGCTTCGCAGCTTCGCGCGCCGCCTGGCGATCTTCCTTCGACACGCCGTAGAACTGGGTCCAGCGGGCATACTGCGTGGCGATGGTGCCGCGGTTGATGCCCTCGTCCTCGCAGGCCCTCATGACCTCTTCACGAAGGGCGGGGCGCTGCAGCTTGGCCGAGATGGCGTCCGCGATTTCCCAGACACGGCCGGTCTTGGTACCGGCGGCCGGCTTCGAGACGCCGTTCTGGGACTCGTTGCGGGGCTTCGCGGCTTTCGGTTCTTCGGCGACGGGGGTTTCGACGGCATCGTTCATGGTTCGGGTTCCTTTGTGGTTGCTGGGTTCTTCGGGTTGAAGCTCTAGTAGGTTTATCCTACCCTGACCCCGGTTTGGGGTCAAGGGGAAAATGCTTGGTTACCCTACTTTATTCGCGGTAAACCATTTCTGGTACTGAGTACGAGCCGTGCCGAAAGCGATCCCCGCCTCGCGACAAGCGTCGATCACTTGCTTGCGGGTCGCGCCCGTCATGGAATCGGCGATGGCCCACACGCGTTTGGTGGGGCCTTCCACGGTCGAGGTCTCGGCGACATACGCCGGCTTGCGGGGCGCCTTGGGTTCGACGCCGCGGACATCCAGCTTGTCGGCCAGCCCGCCAGCGGCGGGAATCTCCGCGGCTGTCATATCCTCCACCGGACCTTCGGTCAACGTTTCGATTTCCGTGATCTCCGGAGCGGGATCGACGGCGGTGTCGGCCATCTCGGCCGGTGCCCCCGCGGGATCCCACCCAAAGTTAAAGCCGGCCGCCGACAAATCGTCCACCAGTTCCGGCGCTGGGTAGGCGGCGAAGATGACGTCGGCGCTGAAACGCCCCTCTTCCACCAGGAATGTCTGGACCTCGAAGTCCTCGGCCTCATGCATGTCCAGGATCTTTTGGAGAGCGGCTTTGGCGGCGCGAGCGCGGGTGTAGGTTTTCATGGCGTGGTGCTCCTTGTTCCTCTATACACCCAATATAGGCGCACACGAGGGACTAGTCAACACCTAAAACGGCGGTTCCTCAAGATATTTGTCGCACCCCATCGCGATGATTCTTGCTGGCGGGCGCCCACCCGCAAGATCGCAGATCTCCGAGGACTCCTCGAAGTGCTGGCAGGTCGGGCAGCTCCGATAGAGCCGAGCCCTCTCGATTAGGTCCAGGACGGCGGTCTCAAGATCAGAAGGGGATTTCGTCATCGAACATCTCCTTCACAAGGGCATCGACCCGGGATTTTTCCGCGAGGTCCGCGGCTTCCTTTGCGGCGTCTTGGTCCAGGGCCTTCGGCGGACCGCCCAACTCCGGAGGTAACTCAAACGCCAGCCCTTCGAAGTCATATCCTTCGATCTGTGGGTATTTGCCGTTGACCCAGACCTTCAGGTAATGCGGCTTGTCGCATTCGCCAAAGCGCGCGACACCTTCTTCAGCCGTGGCCGGGGCGAAGGTGCCGGCGTGCCGCTTCCACCAACGCTCGGCATCCTTTCGCGGGAACCCACCGTGCTGCAAGCAGACCCATTTAGAGAACCTCCGGACGCCGCAGAAGTAGTCCACGCGCATCGAATCCGGCTTCCCGTTCCGCCCTTTGTGTGGAGCGGCAATCATTTGATCCACCCGGAAAACCCCGTACTCTTTTGGCGCTGGCGGCGGCAGATTGTTCAAGTCAACCACCAGCTCCTGTGAGCTGGCCTCGGCCTTGACCTTCTGCTGGACCGGGAACTCGTAGCCACACTCCTCGCAGCAGCGCAAGCTGATGTGGTTATGGGTTCCGCACTCCGGGCACTCGCGGACCGGCGGCGTTCCACCCCCTTTCTTCTTTTGTTTGGGGATCGTTGGGTAGTTGATCGGACCCAGACGCAGGATGTTCCCGGCGAAGTCTAGCACCCGGCAATTCTGCTTGGGGCTGGCCAGGATGGAGGCCTCGCGTCCTTCCCATGTCGAAATGTCATATCCGGGCGTCCACAGGGGGCGGGTGCCGCGCCCCAACAGCTGCACCCAAAGCCCCGGACTACGAGTCAGCCGCAGGACGCCGATCAAGTCGATCCGCGGATCGTCGTAGCCCGTAGTCAGGACATCCTTGTTGACTACCCCGATCAGCTCGCCCCGCCGGTGCTTGGCGAGGACGTCGTCGCGGTCCCCCCGCTTGCTGTGGACGGCTTCGACCGGGTAGCCCTTGTACCGAAACATATCCGCCAACAGCTCGGCGTCGTCGATGCTTTGGGCAAAGGTCAACCACGCCTGCCGGCCTTCTTCCTCGGCATGCGCGATCATTATATCGACGGCTTTCTCCAGGATGTCTTGCTCTCGGAAGGCCGCGGAGGCGGATTTCTCCTCGTATTCGCCGGCCCGGATCTTGACTTTGGACTCGTCGACCTGGATGCCCGGGTTTTTGGAGACGAGCCGGAGCAGGTACCGCTGCTGGACCATCCAGACGAAGGCCTCGGCGCTAGAGAGGTCGAAGCAGATTTCGTCAAATAGGCTGCCGTCCGTCAGCATCCCGGTGCCCATCCGGAAACCGGTGGCCGTAAAGCCGATGACTATCAGATTCGGGTTGCGCTGGCGCAGGGTTGCAAACACCTTCTGGTAGGTTGATTTCTCGTTATCGCTGATCCGGTGGGCCTCGTCCACCACCACAAAGTCAATGTGCCCAAAACGCCCGATATTCCGCCCGATGGAGTCGATCCCGGCGAAGGTGATCTGGCCATGAACATCCTTCCGGCCCAGCCCGGCGGAATAGATTCCAGCCGGAGCGGTCGGCCAAAGCTCCATCAGCTCTCGATAGTTGCCGGCGACCAGCTCCTTGACGTGAGTCAAGCTAAGGAACCGCAAGTGCGGGTAGGTCTGGACCATCCCGGCAATGAACATGGCCATGGTGAGGCTCTTTCCCGATCCGGTGGGCATCAGGACCAGCGGGTTGGATCCGGGCTTTGTGTGGACATGCGACCACAGGGCGTCCGCGCCTGCGATCTGGTAGTCCCGCGGTTGCTTCTTCATTCCATTATCGGGTCCCAGTTGTCGCAGCCCTGCTGGATGAAGTCTGGTGGGATGGCGCTGTGGAATTTATCGCATGCCCAGCCGGCGTTTTCAACCGGTTTGGAGTATATGCAAGACCGGCAGTTCTTCGCCGGCACCGCCCTCCTGTGGCAGATCTCCCGGAAGTCGCAGAACTTGCATTCCCACCAGGACGGGTCTTGGCTGATGCGCGGGGGCGGGTGGCCGGCTTCCACGATCTGCCGCGCCCGATCGGCGTAGGCCTCGGCCACCTCCGGCTTGTAGTGGATGATCTCGATATAAAGGTCGTCGGTGTTTTTGCAGACCACCATATAAAGCGCCCACTTCAACTTGAAGTAGTGCATGTAGACCTGCATCTGGACGTAATGCTCCGGCTTGCTGGTCAGAACCCCCTTGCCGGGGAAGGTCCGGCCGACCGGATCCGTCACCCATTTGCGATAGTCCTCCAGTTTGCCAGCCATGTCGATGAAAGCCTTCTCGCCGGCGGTCTTGAACTCTGCCAGCCCCGGACCATCCAAGGGCATATCTGGGAACACCTTCTCGATCTGATGGACTATGCCATCGCAAGACCCGCCGAAATGCCCGTTATGGTCGGAGAAGGTGAACTGGCCGCCAGTCTCCGGCCCTTCCTGGACCAGCATCCCCAGCCCGCGCAGCAGCTCAATAAACTTGGCTTCCTCCCGGTGACCGCGGGCAAACAGGCGCAGCATCCGACCTTGGTGCTGTGTGATGTGCATCCATCGGAAGCCGTACCAGATCTGCCGCAGGCATTTACGGCCGAGGACAGATGCTCCAAGATGGGTTCGACCTTTCCGGCGGGCTTCCACCTGCTGCACGTTTTTGTCGATGGCTTTGATAATTCGCGGTCCGATGTTCTGCACGGGCTTTCCTCATAATTTCATAGGCGGTGCGATCGCACCAGTCGTTGACCCAGGTGCGGGCGTTGTGGATTCGCCCGTGTCCTTTGACATGGCGTGCCGTGATGAAGACCCCAGCCATGACACCCCTCCCCATCAAATCTTCCCAGATGGCCAGCAGGCGTTCCGCTTTCCCGCGGCCCTCGACCAGATGAATCACAGCCATGCAATCCGACTGCAGAAGGATGTGCGAGGCCCCGTTAGCCGCGGCCAGGTAGCAGCCATTGGCGGCCGCCATGACCTCGGCGGTGGTCGAGTCCTCGCTGTGGCGCAGCCGACCGCTTCCTCTGATGGGGCCAGGGTAGGGTGGAACATCCATCTTGATCCAGCCGGCCCAAGTGCCGATTTTGGTATCTGGACAGAAGCTGGCATCGGTGATGACGGTCGCTTTATTCGGCGGCCGCATTCAAATAGCCTCCAAATATCTCCCCTTCTTCGAAGAGAATAGTGGCCGCCGCCCGCACTCGAGGGTTTGTCCCCCAAGCTCCCGGACCCCATACAAAGTCCTTCTTGAGAACATTGAAGAGCTGCGGGGCCAGGATGGCAACTTCGTTTTCGGAGTATTTACGATCTATATCGAAAGTACTCATGTCTCTGCTCCTTTGGTGTTGGCCCTCCGGTTTATACCAGAGGGCCGCGCCGAGATCAAGCCGGGCGGAGGTAGGCCGGGCGGCGATGATACATATACCAGACCGCCAACGCCGCCACCATCTTGGCCGCCACCATCAGGACGAAAGTGCCCGCCGTCATCCCGTCGATCAGGTACAGAAAGACGGCGGTGTCGATCGGAGTCGCCAAGACGGAGCTGACCAGCACCCGCTGGTGGAACGGCTTCTTGGTGATGGTGTAGAGAAGCCAGTCGCCGAGCTCGGACACGACGAACGCAGCCACAGATGCGGTGGCGACGAACGGGTCGGCCAGCCAAAAGGACAGGAGGGCGCCGGCGGCCATGCCACCAAGGACCCAGTGGCCGACCTGCCGCTGGGCGTAGTCGCGCAGCACAAAGACAAGGCCGGCGAGGACCGCCATGGGGCTGAACAGTCCGAAGCCGAGGTCGACCATCGGGACGTAGCTGAAGGCCAGGTTCAGGATCAGGATCGAGGCCACATAGCCGATCAGATATCCGGGAAGTTTTGTCATCTCGTTGTTCCCTAAAGAGGTTAAAAGGTGGGGGCGCCTTAACGCCGGCCCCCGGTAGCGTTACCTTGTTTTTCCCGGCCCATAAGGTCAAAAGCCGTCCGGTGGCTATCCGGAAACCGGGGCGGAGCTACCGCCCGTCGGTCACTGTTGCTGCCACGGCGGGACCGCAGTTCCCCCCGTCGGCGCCGCGGGCGCCGCTGCCCCCGGCTGCTGCCACGGAGCTTGGGCGGGAGCGGAGGTGTTCTGGGGTGCAGGGGCAGGGGCAGGGGCCGGAGCAGGAGCAGCCGCTTGCCAAGGGGCCGCGGCCGGCGCAGCATCCGGGGCCGGGGCCGGGGCAGGAGCCGAAGCCGGTGCGGAGGGCGGCATCGCGGGCTGGGCCGCCACGGGCGGCTGCGGGGCCGGGGCAGAAGCGGCGGCCGGGGCGGCGGCCGGGGCCGTCGGAGCCGCAGGCGGCGCGGACGGAATCGGGGAGTTCCCAGCACCGGCGGCGTTCCCGGCGTTCGGGGGGTTTCCCGCGTAGTCCATATAAGCCTTGATATCGTTCGAGAAAGCACCTGGCTTGTCGTTCCGTTCGACCTTCTCGACCGAGACCTTGAACGGGCGGCCGTGGAGCTGCTGGGTATCCTGCCAGTTCAGCACGCCGACCACGTGACTGATGGCCGACAGCTCGCGGTATGCGATCTCGACCGCTTGGGCGCTGGGGTTGTGGATATTCAGCCGCGCCGTCAGCTTGCGCCCGGCCACGTGCTGGTCGAGGCAGGACATGGTCAGGACCAGCATATAGCCGTTGCCGGACTTGGTCTGTTTGACCTCGGATGCCACGATCTGGACCGAGTAGACCCCGGTTTCCAGGACATCCGCGGCCCCTGTGGACGGCTCATATTGGGCTGCGTTGAAGTTCAAAGCGACCATATTGGTCTCCTTTCTTGGGTTGTGGCCGTATTATTGCTTGGCCGGGGCTGCCAGGATCTTGGCGATGATCGCGCCAAGGTCAGGGTATTCGAGTTCATCCAACGCGTCGGAGCGGTCCTTGGCGTCGGCGTTGAAGCTGGCGCGGGTCCGCAGGACGTAATGCTCCTTGTTGAGGTTGTCCGCGATCTTGTGAGCGTGGAAGACCTCGTCGAACAGGTAGGGGAGCGCCGGCCCGACCTGCTGGCCGGGGGCGGTGGGCTCGGCCCGGCTGACATTGGTCACCGGATCGGTCTTGGTCGCTTCCTTGGCGGTGATGACCACGTGGAACCCCGGCAGGTCACGGAAGCTCTTGACAAGGTCGATCATCTCGGTCGCCATGTCGCCGTAGGCTTGGCGCGGGTCCGGCTTCTTCTTCTTTTGCACCGCCAGCACCTTCTCCCCGATCTCGGAGATCGAATCGAGGCAGATGGTTTGGATCCCAGCCGCCTTCCCCTTGGTCTGGCACCAGGTAAAAGCATCCCAGACATCTTGCATAGTGGAGACGGTGATGACCGGAATGCTTTTATGGCGCAGAGACAGGAGCCCCGCCTCGGCCGAGATGATCACAGGGGACGGGGCCGTGCCGCACAGCCGGGTCTTACCCATGCCCGCCCGGCCATAGACCAGGATCTTGACCCCGTGCCCGACGGCCTCCTTGTCTGTGGTGGACCAATTAAGTGCCATCGGTGACCACCTCCTGTTCTACATAGGTTTTGATTTCCGGGTAGCCCGGCCGATAGGTCAGTCTCATATCCCGGCGGGTCGCCAGAATGACCGACCAGATGAAAGCGGCGTCCGGGTGGGCATCCACCTGCGCGATGGACGGCGGCGGCAGTTTGTAAGCCTCGGGCAGTGCCGAGGCTTCGGCGAATTGGCTCATGTCGAGAACTCCTTGAAGGCGTGGAGGAAATGCCGCTTGGCGTTTTCAGGCGACCAGAACCTCAGGACTACCTCCGCCGGTGGGGGAAGGGGCGCGGTCCATGCCTCGGCCCCCGGCGGGTTCAACGCCTGCCGCCCCTCGGTGGCCAGCATGGCGTTATCGGCGTATTTGACCTCCCTTGGCAAGATCAGGGGGAGGTCGAAACGTTTTGTGATGGCGGCCCAGACCCGGTCCTCCATGACGCGGTATTCGGGCAGCATTTCCTTGATCGGCCGTGGCAGATCCAGGAGATAGGCCTCGGCCGCGTCATGTAGAAGGGCCACGAGCCGCATCTCTGGCGGAACCAGCCGCGCCACATAGCAGCTATGTTCAGCCACGCTATAGAAATCCACAGTATGGCCGGCGAACCGGCATTGGTGGGCCAGCGAGTGCGCGATGTCCTCGATATGGATATCTTCCGGCCGCGGGTCCAGCGGGTAGAAGGCCGCCCCGCCGTAGATCTGGATCCAGTTACCACGCATCGGGGGCCTCCGAGCACCAGCCGATCCAGGAGGGATCCTTGCCGGGGCAGTTAGGGCCGGTGGCCCCAAAGGCTACCAAAAGCATCATCGCCGCCCCAAAAGCCGCCGCAAGCATCAGCCCGCCAAGCGCCCCTTGAATGGCCCAATCAAGCCACTTCATCCCTTGACCTCCATGGTGGGAGCCCCCGGCTTGGCCGTGATCATTTTGCTGATGACCGCGTAGGCGGGGCCGAGGGCCTCGTCCTTGGCCGGTTGGAGCTTGCGGAAGGCACTGGTCACCAGTTCGTGCTTGACCTTCAACAGCTCGTCGAAAGCCACCGGCCGGTCATTCAGCAGCTCGTATTCCGCCCGGGTGGGCTGGATCAAAGCCTCGTCGATGGACCGGTTGATCTTGTGGGTGGCGGCCAGCTTGCGCCCGTCCGGCAGGATGAAATTGTTTGCCCCTTCCTTGGGATCGGGGAAGGTGGCGGCGAACAGCGCCTTGCGCATGGTCATCTCGGTGTCCGACAAGGACTTGGCGATGTCCTTGATCTTCAGCCAGCTGTCCAGGTACTCGGCATGGGTGGTCGGTGCCGGGTTGATCCCCAGCGCCTGCATCAATTGAAGCGGGGTCATACCTCAGCCCCTCCCGAGATCAGAAAGTACCCGGTGGCCGCGGCCAGCCAAGCAGCGGTCAATGATGCGCCGCGGTCCGCCGTGGGCGATTTCGGTGTCGGTGGCGGCCCCTCCGGCCAACGCCCCGTAGGCGGCAGCCTGGCTGCTGTCTCCGATGGCCGCACCAAGCGCCGCCCCGAGTATGATATTGGCCACCATTTGTGCGCCGACGCGCTCGTTGTACTGCGCCTCGGCTTCGGCCGCCAAGGAGCGGCATTCCGCCAAGTCCTGCGCGTAGCGCCCGGTCGGCCGGTCGACGACGGGCTCATATTCAGCCAGCGGAGCCGCACAAGCCGCCAGCGGAAGAATCAAAAGAAACCGGTTCATGGTTCAGATCCTCCGATAGATGAAGTCGACGAAGGCCTCGAAGGCGTCATCGCGATCGCTTTCGATTTCGTCGGCGAAGACCCGGCCGGCCGTTTTGGCATCGTCGGTCATCTCGGCGTCGTTGGCCTCGATCTCCTCGATCTCGGGATAGATCAGAGCCGCGGCCAACCGCATCCGGCGGGCCGTGGAGAGCCCAGCAGCAAAGCGGCGCATTTCCTCGGCGGTGGCGTTTTCCTCGGGAAGGTTCATTGGTGGTGCTCCATATCTGGCTTCGAGACCCCTTTATACCCCGGCCAGCCCCCGCACGCAACCCAAAAATAAAAAACCTCTGGAGTATTCCCCAGCCCCGCCATATAAAGGGGTCCGAAAGGAGGGGTATCCCAATGAACCATCCAAGCCTCAAGTACCGAACCATGGAGCTAGTCCGCAACTGCGGGCTCTCCGACCGCGACTTCTCCCGGCGCTTCGGGGTCAGCCTCGCTTGGAAGCGGTGCTTCCTGGACGGGACCACCAAGAGCCCTAATGTCGACCTGATCCAAAGGATCTATGAAAGCCTGTCCGGCCAGCCTCTATTCAAGGACCACCCCTGATATGGCAAGAATCAGCTTCGACGCGGAAACCGGGAGCCTCGGCCTCGGGCCGCTGGACCGCTGGAACAATATCCCGGCCGAGATGCGGGTTCGCCGGCAATGGGCCACCGCCTCGCTGGCGCCCGACCCTGTGACCGGGAAAAAGGACAAGCGCCCGCGCCGGGCGGACGGCTCCGAGATGGCGTGGCGCGACCCGCTCCAGTGGATGACTTTTGATGAGGCCGTGGCGACCGGCGCCCCGGCCATCGGCTACATCCTATCCCAAGGCGACCCGTTCGTGGTCATTGACCTTGATATTAAGGACGCCAGCAACGAGCCGGACCCGGCCAAATGGACTACCGAGGAACAAAAGGCCCGGCACACCCGCATCCTGCAGCACTTCCCGTCCTATGCCGAGCTCTCGCAGTCCGGCCGCGGCGTCCATATTGTGCTGTACGGGTCGATCGGCGGCGGGCTGAACCGGGACGCGGTCGAGATCTACGACCAGGACCGGTTTATGATCTGCACGGGCGATGTCTTGACACCCGGACCGATCCAAAGCCACCCGACCATGCTAGAGCGCCTGGTCTATGAGATGGGCGGCGTGGCCTCCACCAAGGAACTTCCGCCGAGCGGCGATGAGCCTTGCGGGGACGACGAGCTTATCAGCCGCATCGCCAACAGCCGGCAGGGGGCAAAGTTCCAGGATCTGATGAACGGGACCCCAAGCTCGGAGGCGGACGCCGCCCTGCTGGCGATCCTGGCCTTCTGGACTCCGAACCACGACCAGATCCTGCGCATCTTCGCACGCTCGACCCTCTACCGCCCCCGCGGCGAGGCAGACGGCAAGAAAGGCCACACCGCCCAGAGCTACCACGAGAAGTACCTGCGGGACAGCCTCGCCGGGGCACTGGCGCTGCGGCCGTCCAGCGCCGGGGCCGATCTGGAGCATGGACGCGAGCTGGTCGCGAACCTCCTGGAGCGTGTCTCGGCGCCGAAGAAGGCGTGGGAAGGGGTGGCGCAGGACGCCGAGTTCCCTCCCGGACTGGTCGGCGAGATCGCCCAGTATATCTACCACTCCGCCCCATATCCGGCAAAGCCCGTGGCCATCGCCGGCGCCCTCGCCTTCATGGCAGGGGTCTTTGGCCGGCAGTACACAATCCTTGGGGGCGAGTGCCTCAACCTCTATATCGCGCTCCTGGCGCCGGCCTCGTCCGGTAAGGACGCCATGCGGAAAGGGGTCAACGCGCTTTTCAAAGCGGTGGAACAGCAGGCCCCCGGCGTCTCGGCATTCAGCGGGCCGGAAGGCATCTCCGCCACCGGCTGGCGCAAGGCGCTGGCCGAGCAGAACGCCTGTATGGTGTCGCTGGTCGGGGAGATCGGGACGAGGCTTCAGACGATGCTGAATCGGCGAGCCGGGGAGAACGAGATTCTGCTGAAGCGTTTCCTGCTGGATGTCTATACAGCTGGGAACCGGCACGGCCGGCTGGCGCGGACCGCCCACGCCAAGCAAGAGAACCAGATCGGGGCTATCGATGCGCCGGCGCTGAGCCTGCTCGGAGAATCGACGCCTTCGGAGTTCTACAAGGCGGTGACGATGGACAGTTTCGCCGACGGGCTGGTGCCGCGCTTCATCCTGATCTCATACAAGCCGCCCAAAGAGGACAACTACAACTACCACCGAGTCATCCCGCCAAGCCCCGCGCTGGTGGATAAGGTGGTCAAGATGGCAAGCTACGCCATCCAGCTCCAGACCCTCGGCGAGACCGGATTCCTCGAGATCCAGAACAGTGCTTGGGATCTGGCCGACCGGCTGCGGGCGGAATACATCCAACGCGCCCGGCAAGGCGATGGGGAATCGAACACGCCGGAAGAACTGATGGCCTCGCGAGCATGGGTCAATATCCTGAAGGTGGCGGGACTGGTGGCGGTCGGCCGGACTCATCCCGGGCAGGTTCCGAATGTGACGGCCGAGGACCTGGCATGGGCGCAACAGCTGGTCGAGGGTGGGGTGGCGGAAGTCGCGCGGCGCCACAGTTCGGGCGATCTGGCCACAGAGGAGGCCAAGCAGCTCCCGGCGTTGGTGGAGAAGGTGAAGGCGTATTTCCGGCTGACCGATAAGCAGAAGAAGGACCGCAAGGTGCCGGCGTATCTGCTCGGGCACCCGTTTATCCCGCACACCTATATCCACCACCAGCTGCGCCAGCTCGGTCCGTTCGTGAATTCGACCCGCGGTGCGGACGTGGCTATCCGAGCTGTTATCCAGACCGCTTTGGAGACCGGGGCGCTTCAACGTCTCACAGCAGACCAGGTCTTCAAGGAGACTGGCCACCGGCCTCCGTACGCCGTTTATACGCCGGGGGAGGGTATAAATTAGAGATGGTTTCAATGGTCTTCCCGGGATACCACCGAACAGGGATATCCTTGGGAAAGGCCAAATATCCCTGAACAGAATGCGATTTTTCCTTTTGTTTTCAAAGGGTTACCCGAAAGTTGGGAAAGGGGATGGGCTTGGCCCTGCCCCCATGGGGGTAAGAGTAGGGGAATTGGGGTCCCTAAAGGGGGGTCCCTCTACATATAAATAAAGACCCCGGGCTTTAAGATCCCAAAAATCCCCTTTCCCAAGAATCTTATAAGCCTTTGAAGTATAAAGAAAAAACTGCGCTTGATAAGGGATAGGCCAATCTTTCCCAACCCATCCCAGAACAAGGTGATATTGGTCTGGTTACTAAAAGACAGCCGATATTCTCCCAGATGGGTGAATATCATAGACATGTGCGGAAATTGCGGGCTGACCAGGCGAAAGGGGCTTCCCACCGCCGGGCAATGGGCATATTATGGTTTGGGAACGGTAAAATAAAGCAAAGGAGCAAACAGATGCCTAGCCACGAAAAAACGCCGGATTGGGTAAAGGGGCGCCTGCAGCCCACGAAGTCAGGACCAGGACGCCCCGAAAAATACCCATGGTCCACAACTCCTGTGGGCGGGACGTTTGATATCCCTCCAGGACCGGAACAGCCCAAACTGACCAGTGTGGAGATGCGGTGCTGGAAGAAGCGTCGGAACGGAGATGGGGACTTCATCTGCCATCGCTACCCCGATGGGCTGATTCAGGTCTTCCGCCGTGGTTAATATTCGAGCTAAGGGGCAGAACGGCGAACGCGAGGCGATCCGGCTTCTGACGGACTGGGCGGCCCCGGTGACCGACAGCCTGGGCCTGCCCCCTGTGGACCTCAGCCGTAACCTGGAGCAGACGCGCGGCGGGGGCTACGACCTGACAGGGATCGACTGGCTGGCGGTGGAGGTCAAGCGGCACGAGAATCTCCAGGTCAGCCAATGGTGGAAGCAAGCGGTCAAGCAGGCCAAGGACAACCAGATCCCATTCCTGATGTATCGGCAGAACCGCACGCCGTGGCGGTTCCGGCTCGTGGCCAGCGTTTACCACTCCGGCCGGCTGGGCCATTATCCGGTGGACATGGCCGCCGCCGACGCACAGCTCTGGTTTCAGACCGAATTGTGGGTCCGGCTGGCAAATACCGGTTGATTAGGTTCCCCGAGAAAGGTATAAAGGGGTAACGAAAGCAAAGGAGACCACGCCATGATGACCGAAGCCCAAAAACAGAACGTCGCTCGCCAAGAAGCCGCCAAGGCAGCGGTCGCCGCCGCGCAGGAACGCAGCACCGAGGCGATGATGAACAACGACCGCGCCGCGTGGGATGCCGCTCAAGCCGACATGCGCGCCGCAGAAGCTGAGTGGGACGCCGCCCGCAAGGAATCCCACGACGCGGTCAAGATGATGACCGCCTGCTGAACCACCGAATAAGGAGCACCACGCCATGAACCTTGACGAAATCACCGAACTGGCCGAAGAGGTCATCGCCAGCTTTGACGACAGGATCGCCGGGCTTTCGTACCGCGAGATCAATGAACTTTTGTTCAGCCTGCCGGCCGAACCCCACACCATCACCGGTAAGCTGGTCCGTGATCGCTTGGAGACGCTTAAGTGGGTCATGCATGGAGAATGAGGATGCCTGAGACCTACGAGCAGCGCGCGGCCCGCCTCCGCCGCTGGCGGCACACGAGCTTCCTTGGCGGCGTCGAGATGGCTCGGCAGACGATGCGGGCCATCGAGACCACGCCCTCCGCCACCCCGGAGGCCAAACAGCTGGCCTCCGAGCTCCACCAGAAACTCGAGGAGCTCCGGGGGCTTCTCCGCAAAAGGGTTGATTGATGAAGACCATTACCGACTACCCCGTCCAGGTCGTCACCCCGACCGAAGACCACATCATGTGGATTTTCACCGGCGAGTGGTGCCTGATCGACAACTACGCCCCCTGCCTGGTCAAGATCGACCTTGGCATCGGCGAGATGATCTACCCGACCAGTGAGCATGCGTACGCGGCGGCGAAGGCCCAGAACCACTACACTCATCTGGCTATCGCCGAACAGCCCGATCCGGGGGCGGCAAAAGGCGCGGGGCGCCAATGCCTCCTGCGCAAAGACTGGGAAAGCATCAAATTCGACGTGATGTGGCGGGTCCTGGTGGCCAAGTTCCAGCAGAACGCCGACGCGCTGGCGGTCCTCTACCGGACCGAGGATCGCCCGATCTACGAGGGGAACTATTGGAATGACGCCATCTGGGGCGTCCTCGAGCAGAAGGACGGGACCTGGAAGGGGCGCAACGCCCTCGGCCAGATGCTGATGGAAATCCGAGATTTCGGTATCCCGGTGCTCTGAAAAGAGTTGCGGAGCCGTTCCGGTTGTGGTATAAAATAAGCACAAGGAAAAAGGAGCACCACCAATGGCCTACAACCTGATTCAAGTCGGCAGCCTCGGCCCCGCCCACCCCCTGCACGATCCGCGCGTGCGGGTGTATGTGAACGGCTCGTTCTCTCACATCGCGGCCTCGGCCAAGGAAGGCCATCTGTGGGCGATCCGCCAAGGGCACTCGCCGGAGAACAAGGCGCTGCTGGATAGCCCGCGCTACCAAGAGCTGATGGCGCAGGTGCGTTATGCACAAGAGGGGCTTTGAGATGATCGACCAGCTGAAAGAGGCGGCCAAGGGCGCCGACCTCAACGACCTCGCCTTGGACATCGAGAAGCTGTTTCAGGAACGGCTGAAGAGCCTGGCTGCGGAGGAGCGGCTGGATCCAATGCTCACGATCTTCGCCTTCTTGTCGGCCCGCACGCTGCACCGGACAGGCGCCTCGCTGGACAAATCCCCGACGCTGAAGGCGATTTACCTGTTGACCGCCCTGCCTATGTTGGGGGAGGATTTCAAAGCGCGGATGGTCAATGTGGCCAACCAACTGGCGAAGGACCTGCAGAGATGACCTACTACCGCCCGACCAAGGCAGAAGCCGAAGCCGCGGCGAAAGAGCTGCAGGCGGATCCGCGCGTCTCGACCGCCATGGTCCAGTTCGAGCCTTACAACGGCTGGATGGTAGTCTTGGTCCCGGCGAGGTACGACTTGTCCGACCTGGCCGACCGGGCTGAGATCCAGGACGGGAAGCGGCGCCCGGCCCCTGTGGCCAAAGTTCGCCCCCGTCCCCTTGCGGACATGCCCGGACAGGGCGGGAGGGGCCGGCCCGCGGGGGAAGGGGGCCAAGGGGGCGGTGTGGCGCCTGTCCGGGGCGCGACGGCCAAGGTCTGGCAAATTGCGGACGGGGTCGGAAAGGCCGATCGGAATGCGATTATCCAAGCCTGCGTGGCGGCCGGAATCAACCAGTCCACGGCCGCCACGCAGTACTCGAAATGGAAAAAAGCCCGTGGATTTTGACCCCCAGTGGGTATAATGGTCAGGTTAGCCAAAGGAGAGCACCAAACATGGCAAACTACACCAAAGCCCGTATCCTCACCGGCACCGGTAATATCGAGGTCTTCGATATCCACGCCTTCAGCTTTTCAGAAGCATGTCGGCAAGCGTTGCAAATTGTCGACAAACTCGCCCGCAAGACGTGTTTCCACGTTCGGGTAGTGGAGGTGTGCAAATGACCGCCCTTTCGATTTCCCCTGCCAAGCTGGAGGACGATTTCGGCCAGCCGATCCACCACACCCTCGGGGAGGTGTTGTACGACGCCAAGACTAACCACGGCGGGGCGTGGGCTCTGATGACCGAAACGTCCTGGAAGCACCACCGGCGTTCCGCCAAACTGGGTACCGGCTTCGGTCAGAAGTACCAGCTCGGGGAAGACGGCGTCTGGCGGAAAGTGGAGGGTTGACACCCGAAACAGGGTGTCATATACTCTTTAGAGTTACAAGGAGAACCAAAATGCTTAAAGATGCCGACTACGCCCGCGATGTTATCAAAGAAATGGAGGAGCAGGTCAAGAGCCTCGCCAGACGCAAGCAGATGGCGGCCTTCTTCGCCACCAACATCGCCGGGAAGCTGTCCCCCGAAGCGGTCCAGGTTTACAAGGACTACGCCGCATGAGGATAGCTGTTCTTTTCGACGGGGCGGGCTTGGCCCGCCTTGGACTGGAGCAGGCGGGGCATTGGTGTATGGGTTTCGAGATGGACCCATGGAAGCACCACCTGTCCAAACAGGTCGGGGCCGGCCGCTGCCTATTGGCGGACGTTCGCGAGCTAACTCCGGAATACCTGGCGGAGAACTTCGACGCCGTCTGGGCCAGCCCGCCATGCCAAGAGCACAGCGTCGCCAGGACCCAAGGCGCCGTCAAGAAGCCTGATTTCGGGCAGGGCGATCTGCTGGCCCTGACTGTGGAACTCCTTGGCGCGTTCCCCGGCCCGGTATGGGTGGAGAATGTCGACGCTCCGGGGGTGCGGGAGATCATGTCCGCCACCGGCCAATACGACAAATGGAACGCGCACCAGTTCCTTCCGGAGCCGGTCCAGAACCGGACGCGCCTGATCTGGGGCCGCCACAGGACACCGCACACCTTCCGTGGATATCGGCCATACGTCCCCGGTATCTGTCCATGCATTACCGCGACCGAAGACCGCGGCTGCGCCAGCGACCGCCGGCGGGCTAGCCGGTTCTACGGCCGGAAGCTGACGCCCGAGGAATGCGCCTATCACCAGGGCTTCCAGATTCCGGAAGGGTGGTGGGATCTTCCGCCCGGCTGGCGTGGGACAAAGGTGCAATGGCGCAATCAGATCTACGAGGCGATCGGTAACGGGGTGCCGGTTTATATGGCGAAGGCGTTTGGAGAAGCATATGAAGCAGCCTAAGAAGCTGACCCGGGCCGAAAAGAAGGCCCAAGGAACAAAACCGCAGAGCAAATACGCAGAAAAGCGGTTGACCAAGATCAAGGATACCGGTATAAAGAAGGAGTAATCCAACAGGGAGTTAGCCAGACGGGCCACCGCAGCACCGACATCGACGTCTTCTTCGCCCGCCTTGACAACGAGGGCGACATCTACTTCGCCAAAGTGGTGGCGGCCGACGATCGCCCGCTCACCCCCTTTACGCTCCTGCGACTGGTCGAGACCGAAGGGGAGACCTTCCAGTTCGAGACCAGCTTCTACCGCGACCGGGGGCGGGCGGACGTCGCCGCCGTTAAATACGTCCGGGCGGAGGTGTGACCATGGCCTATGACATTGTCGAGAAGATCCAGCAGATGGTCGCCAAGGCGGAGTCGACCGACTCCATGGCCGAGGCCGAGACCATCATGACCATGGTGCGCAAACTCCTGGACCAGCACGGCATCTCGCTGCTGACCATCACCAAGCACCAGCGCCGCGACCTGGACCCGGTTGGGACCAGCCGGAACGTCTACGGCTGGTGGGCCGCCGACAACTGGATGCGCAAGCTGTCGCACGCAGCCTCCAGATACTACGGCGTCGAGGTGATCTGGTTCAAGAAGGGCAATCGGACGGATATCGCCATCGTCGGCCGGGAGTCCTGCCGGGCTGCTTATCTGGCGATGCTTCCGTACCTCCGTCTCCAGGTCAATCGCCTGGCGAAGCGTGGGTGGCGCAACTACGACTACAGGTCGGAAAGCGTCGGGCGGAACCAGATCGGCATCGCCCTCAGCTACCGGCTGTACGCGCTGGCCCGGGAGAAGAAGGCCGAGCAGGAGACGCTTGGCGGGAAGCAAGGCGCCGGCCTGAACGCGCTGATCCCTGTGGACGAGATCGAAATCGAGATGCGCGAATCCTTCCCGGAGGTCAAATCGGTGGACGTCTGGAAGCGCGCGGCGCGCCCTTCGCAGGCCGCCATTGACGCCGCAGCGGAAGTCTCCCTTGCCGATCAGCTGGCGCAGAAAGGCGCGCCGAATTTTGTGATCGGGCGCAAATAGGGGCTTCCCACAGGGGGCACCCTTGGGTTATAGTGATCCTGCCTTGGGGTGGTGCTCGGGCAGCGGGGGCGGTCCTTGAGCTTCGGCTCGGGCCGCCCTCGTCTTATGGAGCACCCCATGACCCACGCCATTATCCTGCGCTGCCCGCCCTCCCGCACCCGAGAGATCTACGAGAAGTTCCGAGAGGAACGCCCCGGCGCCATCTGGGCGCCGATGCTTACCAGAATCCGGCGGCTTCCTCGCCAACGGAAGAGGGTCCAGGTCACCAACGCCGCGGTCCCCGGATACCTCTTCTTGGCCGAACGGCAAGATCCCATCGGTCCGATATTGGCGGACCTTGCGAGGCTGCAGACCAAGCCGCTTTGGACCCCGCAGGGCTTCTTTGCTCGCTGCCCGATGGCGGAGCTTGAGGAACTTCGCCGCGCTGTCCAGGGTGTCGGTGCCCGCCTGTCCATGGAAGCAGAGCCGCCCGCCGTGCCACAGTTCGCCTCCGGTACAGAGGCGCAGGTCGTCGCCAGCCATTATTGGATGGGGGATCTCACAGGTCGGGTCGTTCGGCAGGATGGAGAGGAAGTTACGCTTGACATCGCAGATTTTTGGGGTGTCATTAAAATTTCCTGTTGGCTTTTGCGCCCGGCTGGGCTATAGGTCGGAAAAGCGCCTGAGAAAGGCGCAGATTTTCGGGAGCATCGCGCTGGCGTCAACAGATGGCCGCCCTCCCACCAAACACCGCCGGGATGATCCGGCGGAAGTCCGAAGGTATGGGGAATGGCGTTCGAGTTCACCGCCGAAGAGCAATTCTGGCGCCGCCCGCCCACCGGGGCAATGAAGTTCCCGACTCCCGAGGATATGCAGGCAGCCGCCATGGCGGCGTTCCAGCACTACGAGGATCACCCGCACCGGGAAGAAGTGATCTTCCATAACAAGGGCGCCGTGGTCCGTACCTTCAAGAAGGTAATGCGACCATACACCTTCCGCGGCGTTTCTCTCCGGATGGGCTGTACGGCGGCCACGTTGAACAACTACCGGACGGTGCCGGGGTTCAAGGAAGTTTTGGAGTGGATCGACGAGGTCATCTACACTCAGAAGTTCGAAGGGGCCGCAGGGAACATGATGAATGCGAACTTCCTGGCCCGCGACTTGGGACTGGCCGAGCGCAGCGAGCTGTCGGGTCCGAATGGGGGTCCGCTGCAGACCCAAGACGTGACCGATGAGGAAGCTTTGAAGGATGAAGCACGACGACTCGGTATCCCGCTTGGCGCTTTTGGCCTTGGCGGTGAAGAGGAAGAAGGCGCTTGATCTAGCCCCGACGGGCGGGCTGCTGCCTTTTGTCCGGTGGTTCTTCCCCGAGCGCGAGGGACTGGAGTTCATCCCCGGTCCACATCACGAAATTATGGCGGCCACCTTGGATCGCGTCCTTCGCGGCGAGATCAACCGTCTGATCATCACCCTGCCCCCCGGATACTCGAAGACGGAAGTTGCGGTGATCAACTTCATCTCCAAGGGGTTCCAGATCAATCCCGGCGCTCGGTTCATCCACGCTTCCTTCGGCGATCAGCGCGCCCTCGAGAACTCCCAGCTGATCAAGGACGCGGTGGAGCTGGCAAGCTTCCAGGAGCTGCTTCCGGAGGATCAGCGGTTCAAAATCGCCACAGATAGCAAAGCGAAAGACCGTTGGAAGACCACGGCTGGCGGCGGGATGCTGGCCAAGGCAGCCGGTGGCCCGATCACAGGCTTCCGGGCCGGATATATGGACAAGGCCAAGTTCACCGGCGCTTTGGTCATCGACGACCCGCTCAAGCCGGACGACGCCTTCAGCCCCGCAAAGCGGGATGCCGTCAATCGCCGGGCAACGAACACCTTCCGCAGCCGTCTGGCGCACGAGGGCGTCCCGATCGTCGTGATCATGCAGCGCCTGCATGGTGCGGATTTCGTCGGGCACCTCCTGACCGGCGGCACGGGGGACTACTGGTATCACCTGGACCTGCCGGTCTGGATTGAAGAGGGCGCCGAGTATCCGAAGGAGTGGACGCACGGGATCCCGATCCCGCACAACCTGCCCCCCGGCCCCCTGTGGGCGGAAAAGCATGACGCGGCGCAGATCGAGGTCTTGAAAGCCGACGCCTATACCTACGCCAGCCAGTATCAACAGCGTCCGGTCACTGTCGAAGGTGCGCTGTTCGACATGGACGGCTTCCAAGAGTGGTCGGAGCTCCCGCTGATCTCGTGGTTCTGTATGTATGCAGATACGGCGCAGAAAACCGGCGAGCGGAACGACTTCAGCGTCCTCCAGCTCTGGGGGAAGGCCGCAAACGGCATCTACTTGGTCGATCAAATACGGGGGAAGTGGGAAGCGCCTGAGCTGGAAAAGAACAGCCTCGCTTTCTGGGACAAGTATCGCAGGATGGGCCTGAACCTCCGTGGGCTAAAGGTCGAAGACAAGTCCAGCGGTACCGGCCTGATCCAAGGGCTCCGTCGTAAAGGCATCCCGGTCTTGCCGATTCAGCGCCATCGCGACAAATACACACGGGGGCTGGATGCGGCGCCTTGGGTGACTACCGGGATGGTGTATCTGCCAAAGCACGCGCCATTCCTGACCACGCTTAAACTGGAACTTCAAACTTTCGACGGGCTCGGCACCGGACACGATGACCAAGTCGACCCGATGATGGATGCTATCGCCGACATGCTGGGCGGGACCGATCGCATCAACCTGGATAACCTGTAATGAACGCACCCCGCAACATCCAAGATGGGCTGATCAGCACCGTCGCCGAGCTTGGAACCATGCGGGACAAGGCGGCCTCCGTCTCCTACATCGAGACCGCCTACCAAGACCACGAGCTGGTGGCGGCCTACCGGACCTCGTGGCTGGCGAAGAAGATCGTCGACATCCCGGCGCAGGATATGTTCCGGGCGTGGCGGGAATGGCAGGCGGAAGAAGACCAGATCGAGAAGATCGAGGGGGTCGAGAAGGCCCTTGGTCTTCAAGGCAAGCTCCTGCGCGCCAAGAAACTCGCCCGTCTCTATGGGGAGAGTCATCTGTATTTCGACCTGGGGGAGGACCCAGCGACCCCAGTCGCCCCGGAACGGGTCCGGCGCGGCGCGCTGCGGTTTGTGACCCTGCTGACTCACCGCCAGCTTCAAGCCGGAGAGATTGACCAAGATCCGCTATCCCCCACATTCGGCCTGCCGATGTGGTATGCGGTGGTCGGATCCAGTCAAGGCAACGTCCGAATCCACCCTTCGCGCTTGATTACCCTGGCCGGGGTGGCGCGGCCGGACGTGGAGGAGTTTGGTCGTTTTACCGGTGGGCGTTTGGGGGACAGCGTTCTATATGCCCTGATGGATGCGGTCAAGCAATTCGACGGCGTCGCTGCCAACATCAACTCTTTGGTTTACGAGGCCAAGATCGACGTCATCTCGGTGGCCGGCCTGACCACCCACATCGCCGGGAATCCCCACGAGGAGCAGAAGCTTCTTTCCCGTTACCGGCTGGCCGCTGCGGCCAAGGGCAATAACGGGATGTTGATCCTGGATAAGGATAACGAGACCTACGAACAGAAAAGCTACAGCTTCGCGGCGCTGGCCGACATCATGGACCGCTACGCGCAGAACGGCGCCGGCGGGGCGGACATCCCGATGACGCGGTTGTTTGGGCGCAGCCCCGGCGGAATGAATGCCACCGGCGACAGCGACCTGCGGAATTACTATGATCGGATTTCGTCGGACCAGGAGCTGGAAGCCCGCCCGGCCCTCGAGATTTTCGACGAATGCCTGATTCGCAGCGCGCTTGGCTCCCGGCCGCCGGAGGCTCATTACAAATGGGCCTCCCTGTGGCAGGTCAGCGACAAAGAGCGTGCCGAGCTGGGTCGGACCGGCGTCCAGACCATCAAAACGCTCAAAGACACCGGGCTGATTCCGGACGAGGTCTTGTCCCGTGGCGCTGTCAACCTGCTCACCCAAGATGGGGTTATTCCTGGCCTCGAGGCGGAGTATGCCAAATACTTCGAAGAGGGGGGCGAAGACCCTTGGGACCAAGATGGCGAGGGTCCGCCGGACCCTCCATCGGGAACGCGGGTCCAAGACGCCCAGCCGCGCGCCCCCAAGGGTAGTCCTAACGGTGGGCAGTGGGTGAAGGCTGGCGGTGGCGGCGGAGGCGGCGGTGCGGCATCCGCGGCCGCGGCTAAAGTGGCCACCTCGAAATACAGCGCCGACAAGGTGATGGCGCTGACCGAGAAGAACCCGAAAGAGCTCAGCCACTACGAAAAGAAGGTCTTGGCCAAGTACAAGAAGGCGCTCAAAGAGGAGCAAGCCGCTTCCGGCGTGGAGAAGAGTAAGGCGGCCGCGGCTACGGCGAAAAAGCCAAAGCTGACCGGATTGGCCGCCGCCGCGGCCTCGCAAGCCGAGCTTGATGCCACGGCCGATGCCGTTGCCAAGGCGCAGGCCTTGTCAAAGGCTAACCCCACAGCGGCGAACAAAGCTGCGGCAAAGCAGGCTTCCCAAGAGTACATAAACGCCAAAAAAGCAGGAGCAACCTCTGCCGAGGCCCCCCTGCGGCCGCCAAAGCGCAGGCGGAGGCCGCAGCCAAGGCCAAAGCCCTTGCTTCTGTGGCCACCAAACAGTACCCTGCGGAAAAGATTCAGGCCCTGATGGACAAGAACCCGAAGGACCTGTCGCAGTACGAAAAGAAGAAACTGAACGCCTATAAGAAGGCGCTGCAGGCCGAGCAGGCGGCCAGCCTGACGGCGAACAAAGTCACCGGCGGGACAAAACCAAAGCTTGGGACTCCGGAGACTAACGCGGCTTTGAATTCCATCAAAGCCGGCGCCCACGCCCCCGGTGGCATGAAGTTGGACACTGTCCAAAAGCTGGCCACCGGAGAGTGGCAGCCGGACCCAAGCAAGCCGTACCAAGCCAAGATCGCCGCGGCCGGAAAGGAGTATCTGGCAACCGGTAAGCTGCCACAAGGAACCCCTGTGGTCACCAAAGCCGCTACCGGGGCTTCCCCTGCCAGCCTAGCGGCAAATCTGCTGAGCAGCCCGCCACCGATCAGCGACCTCAGCAAGCCGCAGACAGCTTTTGCCAAAGCGACCGGACTAACTTCGGCGGAGACCTCTGCGGCTAGGCAATACACGGGGTCGACCTATCAAGCGATCAATGGCGCGCTGCGGAAAGGGTCTACGCATAGTCTGGTTCCTCAGCTCGATTCCGCTCTGGCAAAAAGTGCGGCGGTAACCGACATGACCGTGGTCCGCGGCATCAACGCCAGCGGGATGCAGTCCTGGCTGGCGGCCGGGGGCGGGGAGCTCAAAGTTGGCGCGGTTATCCGAGACAAGGGATACGCCAGTACCACGCGTTACGCGAAAGTGGCATCGGACTTTGCTGGCGGTGGATCCGGATATGGTCTGAAGATCAACATCCCGAAAGGGAGCAAGATCCTCCCGCTGAAAAGCATCAGCAAGTATGCGCAAGAAGATGAGTTCCTGCTGCCGCGCGGGAGCGGCTTCCGGGTCACCGGGTATGATCCGACCACCCGAGTGGTTCACGTTGATTTGGTCGCGGCATGAGGGTATAATCAGGTCTTGACCTGAGGAGAGGAATTATGGCGGACCAAAATCACTTCATCTGGGGAGAAGGCGACGAGATGGAAGTAACCATCGAGCAGCCTTCCGATCCCATCCAAGACGAGATCGACCGGATCGACGCTATCCTTCGCGAGGCGGGGGAAGACCCCGATATGATCGGAGACGCCGGGCCGGCAAGCTTGTATGTCTCGCGCCGGGTCCTGAATGCCGCGGACATCTTGCGGTGGGCGCGAGCCCAGGGCTACAAGGATTTGCTGGCCCCGGATGACCTGCACGTCACCATCTGCTACAGCACCAAACCGGTGGACTGGATGCAGATGGGGCAGCCTTGGGATGAAACCATCGAGATTCCGGCCGGCGGGCCGCGGATGGTGGATACCTTCGGTGAGGGGGCGCAGGTCCTGCTGTTTGCCTCGCACAGTCTGAAATGGCGGCATGAAGAGTTCCTGCGGGAAGGGGCGTCGTGGGACTACGCGGAATACCAGCCGCACATCACGCTGACTTACACCAAACGGGAATCGGAGACCCCGGGCCAGCCCTACACCGGCAAAATCGTCCTGGGGCCGGAGATCTTCGAGGAGATCAAGTCGGATGCAATTTAACGATTCCGCCCCGATCACAGGGGTGAAGCGCACCAAGGACGGCTATCTGACCGGGCGCGTCCGTGCCGCCCGGACCGGAACGCAGCTTTACACCCGCAAGGAACTCAAGCTCGGGGACGAGGGCTTCATCACCGTCTACCGGCCCCCGGAGGCCGTCTTCGACGAGGACAGCCTCAAGACCTACGCCGGCAAGCCGATCACCATGGGCCATCCCAAGGACGGGGTGGATGCCGAGAGCTGGAAGAAGCTGGCGGTTGGCCAAGTCGGGAGCCGGGTGCTGCGTGATGGGGAGGCGGTGGTCGTCGACTTTGCCATCATGGACGAGGCCGCTATCACCGCGGTCGATTCCGGGACCCGCGAAGTCAGCATGGGGTACAGCACCCCCATCGAGTTGCGGGATGGGGTGGCGCCGGACGGAACCCCCTATCAGGCGGTGATGACCGGCCCCATCGACATCAACCATCTCGCCGTAGTCCCTGTGGCTCGCGGCGGTTCCGATCTCCGCATCGGCGATTCTGCGGAACAGGTCTGGGGGGCCACCCCCGTTGACACCAGCAAAGGAGAAGACGTCATGACGACGAAAACCGTGGTGTTGGGGGATGGGGCCGTAAGCGTCGCCATCGCCGATGCCGCCGCTGTCGAAGCCTTCAAGGTCGCGATGACCAAGAAGGTCGCTGACGCGGAAGCCCTGGTCGAAAAGACCAAGGAAGAAAAGGACGAAGAAATCGGCAAGCTGAAGGCCGAGAAGAAGGTCCTGGAAGACGCCGCCGTGACCCCGGCCAAGCTGTCCAAGATGATCGCGGATCGCGTGGCGCTGGAGACCTCGGTCAAGGCGCTGGACTCCAAGATCGTCTGCGACGGGGTGTCCGACGCTGACCTCATGAAAGCCGCCGTGATCGCCAAGCTGGGCGACGCTGCGGTGGCCGACGCCTCCGAGGCTGAAATCTCGGGCATGTTCAAAGCCATCAGCCGGGTGGCCGATGCTCCGAACGATAGTGTCCGCGATGCGCTTCGCGGGCAGAAGATCAACGACGCCGCACCTGGGGTCTGGTCGACCAAGGTCGCCGACGCTGCGGGCGTCAAATTCAAGAAGGAGGCCTGACCATGGCGCCCATCGCGAAGCGGCCTTCGACGGCCAACTACCTGATCTCGGAAGCCAAGGGGATGTATCGCTCCCGCGACGCCGGGACGGTCATCAATGAGAGCGGCACCGATACCCTGCTGCCGGGCTCCCTTCTGGGCCGGCTGACCACAGGGTCGGCGACCGCGACGGCGGATTCCGAGAATACCGGCAACCCCACCATCGGGACCATCACGGTGGCGAGCGAGGCCCTGATTGGCACCTACGTGCTGACCTTCCTGACCGCCACGACCTTCTCGGTCGCGCGGCCGGACGGAGTGCTGCTGACCAACGGCGCCACCGGGACCGCCTACAACCAAGGGGGCCTTGGCTTCACGGTCACCGTGGGCGTCACCCCGGCCGAAGAGGGTGACGCCTTCACCATCGCCGTCTCGCAACGGGTTGGCGATTACACCCGCCACACCCTCGGCGAATCCGACGGTAGCCAGACTGTGGCCGGCATCCTGTTCGAGGAAGTGGCGCCCGGCGCGACCGAAGAACGGACCATCACCTGCCGTGACTGCGAGGTCAACGGCGCCCACCTGATCTACGCCGCCGGTTCGACCGGGGCCAATATCGACACGGCGAATGCGGCGCTCCTGGCGCTCGGCATCGTCGTCCGCTAAGGAGAAAAACCATGGCCGGAATGGACGTTTTCAACAACAACGCCTTCTCGATGACGTCCCTGACCGGGACCGTGGAGAAGATCGACTACGTGCCGCAGACGCTCGGGCAGATGAATCTGTTCGAGCCGATGCCGGTGCGCACCCGCAACCTGTTCGTCGACCGCCGGGAGGGGGAGCTCGCACTGATCCCGTCCTCGCCGCTAGGCGCCCCGCCGGAGGAGCTGGTCGGCGATGACCGCGACGCCGTGCCGCTGAAGACCGTGCGGCTCGCCAAGGGTTTCACCATCTACGCCCATGAGGTCGAAGGTATCCGCGGCTTCGGGTCGGAAAGCGAATTCGAGCAGGTGCAGGCGGAATACCTTCGCCGGATGGCCCGCGTGCGGCAGGACATGGACCTGACCCACGAGTACCACCGCCTCGGCGCTCTGCAAGGGCTGCTCCTGGACGCGGACGGGACCACGGTCATCTACGACTACTTCGCCGAGTTCGCCATCACGCCGGCCCCGGTGGTCGATTTCGAGCTGGACGATCCCTTGACCAACGTCCGGCAGAAATGCGTCGACCTGAAGCGGGACATGATCCGCTCGGGCGGCGGCGCCATCACCATGGGGACCCAGATCCACGCGCTGGCCGGCGACGAGTTCTACGACGCCCTGGTTGACCACCCGAACGTCCAGAAGACCTACATCAACTGGTCGGCGGCTGCGGACCTCCGCAATAACACGGCGTTCGAAGCCTTCACCTATGGTGGGATCACCTGGCACAACTACCGTGGCACCGACGACAACTCGACCGTCGCCATTGCCGAGGACCAAGCCAAGTTCTTCCCGGTGGGCGCGCGCGACGTCTTCAAGAAGGCGATGGCACCGGCGGAGTTCGGGCCGTTCATCAACACTCCCGGTCGCGACGTCTACGCCATGAACATCCTGGACCGTGATCGTCAGGCGTGGTCGCGCGGGGAGCTGTATAGCTACCCGCTGTACTTCTGCCAGCGGCCGAACGTCCTGAGGACCGGCGTTGAAAAGTAAGCGGTGAAAGGGGCGGCGCTCGCCGCCCCTTTAGCCAGCCCCTGAAAGGACCCGAACTTATGGAATTTTTCGTCAAAAACGACACCAGCCGCCCCAAGGCCCTGCGCTCCGCGGTCAACGGCGAGATGGTGATCGTTCCCGCCCGCTCCGAGGACGTCTATGATCTGGCGGAGACCGGCCACCCCGACGTCCCCGGACTGTATATCGGCCCGGTCCCGGATGAGGCCGAGGAGCCGGCGGCGGCGGCCCCCAAGAAGGCCAAGGTCGCCCCCCAGCCCGCCCCTGTCGCGGCCCCGGCCCCCCAGCCCGCCCCTGAGCCCTCCCCGGCCGCCCCGGCCGTGACCGAGGCTGGTCCGGCGCCGTGGCAAAAGGGGCTGGCGGGGCAATGAGCTTTTACGGCAGCCTCGTCAACGCCCTCGCCTACCATACCGCGATGGGCAACGCCGCTTGGGGCGATTATACGGACGCCCAGCGGGAGGCCGCCCTGCGCCGGGCATCCCGAGCCTTTGATGGTCGCTACGGCCGCATGTTCCCAGGATGCAAGTTTGACCTCGCGCAGCGGCTGGCGTGGCCGCGGTCCGGGGCTTGGGACCAATGCGCCTGCGCGCCGGTCCCGGACGGCCAAACCCCTGTGGCTATCGAGGAGGCGGTCTACGAGCTGGCCCTTGTGGAGCTCCTGACCCCGGGCGGTCTTTCTCCCTCGGTCACCCTCGGCCGCATCACGCAAAGCGAAAAGGTGGATGTGATCTCGCGCTCCTTCTTCTCGCCGGCGGACTTGATGGCCGTGGCTGGTGACGGGAGCCCGCTCAACGCCTTCCGGCCCACCTTCGCAGTGGTGGAAGACCTGGTCGGCTGCTACCTCAAGAAAGCCGAACTCTGGAACGCCCGAGTGGTTTGACATGGCCGATATCTTCTCCGATATGGCGGCGGTGGCCACAGAACTGCTGGCGCCGGCCTCGGAAGGCGGTTTTGGCTCCGGGACCATCAAGCTAGTCCGCTTGATTCCCGGCGCCGCCCCGGCGAACGAGTGGGACTCGCCGGCCCCTCCGACCCGTCAGGAGATTCCTCTGCGGGCTAACGCTTTCGGCGTCCATTCAAATCTGGTCGGGACCGAAGCCTCGCCGGGCGTGGCGATCCTGGCCACCGACAAACGGGTTGTCAGCGCCCCGATCCCGGGCGGCTACCAACCTACCGACCTGATGGAGATCGACGGTAGGCTGGTCACCATCCTACAGGTCAAGAACATCGTCGGCGCCGGGACCACGTCGGCTATCCAGTTCTTGGTGCGGTAATGGAACGGCAGCTTGTGGCGCTGCTCAAGCGGCAGGGGCCAATCCTGGAAGCGGCTTTCTTGGAGGCGATCCGAGAGCTGCGGCGTGGGGTTAACTTCCGCGCCCTCGTGGCGGCTCTAGAACGTGGGGATATCGAGGCAGCTATTACGGCGCTAGATATCGACGTCGCGGCCTTCACGCCTTTCGTGCAGGCCCAAACGGCCGCCCACGCCTCCGCGGCGTCCACAGTGATTGGAGCGGTCCCGGCAGGTCCTAGCGGCGTCTCCTTTCGTTTTAACCTGGCGAATCCTCGCGCCGAACGCTGGATTGCTGAGAATGTGGCCTCCGAGGTGGTCGGGCTGGTCGAGGACCAGATACAGGTCATTCGGCAGACCATCCTTGCGGGTTATTCCCGCGGCGAGGCCAGCCAGAAGCTAGCCGTGGATATCGCCGGACGGCTAAACCCTGTGACTAAGGTGAGGGAGGGCGGCCTGGTTGGTTTGTCCGATCCGCAGACCAAGTTCCTTGACGGCTACCGCGCTCGACTGGCATCTGACGACCCTGCGGATCTACGTTACATCCTGAAACATAACACCCTTCGGGATAGACGATTCGACCGGGCTTTGCGGGCGGCAATTAAGAACGGGACCCCGCTATCCGAGGAGATGCAGGATCGGATGGCGCGGGCGTATAGCGATCGCCTGCTCAAGCGGCGGGCCGCAGACATCGCCCGGACCGAGCTTGGCCGATCCGTGGAAGCAGCCCGTAAAGAGGCGTTCCTGCAAGCGGCCGAAAAAGAAGGCTATCCTGAGGACGCCATTAGCCGGGAATGGGTTCATGGTGGCGGGGAAGGTCCGATGGCCCGACCGGATCACGCTGCAATGCATGGCCAGGTCCGGAAGGGGACCAAGGACCCCTTTGTCATGAATGATGGTTCGGCCAAGATTCACGCCATGGACGGTATCGGAGGAGCGGCTCAGGACGCCAACTGCCGTTGCTCGACCCGCTGGATTATAGACTGGACCTGGGGGCTAACCTGATGGGATGGTCAGGGAAGACTCCAATGCAGTGGGCGCGCGAGGTACCGGCGCGCCTACTGGCCGTTAAGCGCGGGGCTATCGAGGGGCTGGCGCGCGACCTGACCCAGACTAAACCCCGCGGGGGCCGGGTTCCGATCAAACACGGTAACCTTTATCGAAGCCTCCTCATGTCCACGACCGGGATGCCCACCATAGCCGCGTCTGGAACCGAGTTTAAGAGCGAACCTGTTTTCAATATGGGGGAGGTCCAACTGGGGCGTAAGGTCTGGCTTGGGTACCAAGCGGCCCATGCCGCACGTCAAAACTATGGTTTTGTCGGAACGGACTCCCTTGGTCGGACCTACAACCAGTCGGGAAGCGGATTCTTGGAGGCGGCCATCGCCAACTGGCCGGCTATTGTACGGGCCGAGGCGGAGTACGTCCGGAACAAGGTGATGGGAAGTAAGTAATGCCGGGGATTGACACCAGCATCTGGATGGCGCTGAAGACGGCTCTATCCGCGGTGGCCCTGAATCCGGCCATGCCCGTTATCGACCCCAGCGCCTCCTTCGAGCCCCCTGTGGACACAGCGGGTCCAGCTCCTTTTGTGCTGGTTTCCGATTTGCGAAATGATCGCGTGCGGTGGGACATCGCCGGAAAAGTCCATGTCAGTAGTGGGGTCCTGGTACTGACCGTATGCTGGCCCATTTCTCGCCCGTGGTCGACGACCATGCGGGATGTTCCTCACGCCGCCTTGCTGGAGATGGCGGCCCCGCTGGTGACAGCTTTCCCAGCGGATCGACGAATGCGGTATTCCGGAGTTTGTGTCCGGGTTCTCCGGACCCCTGATATGCTCCCTCCAGAGCTGGACGGGGCCTATCGTCAAATCCGTGTGCGCATCCCTTGGGAGGCGACTCAGAAGTAACTATCCCGCCCGGCACCGGGCTACCACAGGAGCTTATCATGGCGCAGCTTTATCCCGTTGCCGGGTCGAAAATCTTCATCGGCCAGCGTGTTGCACCCAAGGGCGTCGTTACCATCGCCGACTTTACCGGCCAATCCTGGACCGAAATCGGTGGCTGGGCAAGCGCCGGCGCCATCGGTGATACCCAGGAGGTGATCACTCAGAACCTCATCAATGAGGGCCGCACCCGCAAGATGAAAGGCACCCGCAACGGCGGCGCGATGGAGAACCAGTTCGTGCCGGATGCCACCGACGCGGGGCAGATCGCCTTCCGCGCAGCCATCGACGACTGCAATCCCTACGCCTTCAAGATCGAATGGGGCGCCAGCTGCCCGCGCACCTCCACCGTGACGATCACCATCGACGAACCCGGGGTAGTCAGCTGGACCGCGCACGGGCTAGCCAACGGCACGCCTGTCACCTTCACCACCACCGGCACCCTGCCGACCGGACTGACGGCCGGAACGATCTACTACGTGGTCGGCGCCACCGAAGACACCTTCTCGGTCGCGGCGACTCCGGGCGGTACGGCGATCGAAACCACCGCGTCCCAGAGCGGCGTGCACACCGCCACGGCCGGCGAACTGGGCATGACCGACCTGTTCTTCGGCCTCGCGCTTCCCGGAGCCCGGCAGGGCGGGGAGGCGAACACCACGCAACTGCGCGCGTGGACCATCGAGGTGGACAGCAACATCGTCGAGGTCTGAGCAGAATTCGTCGCGTCGATCCTCCCCGGCGCGGCGGATACCGGAGGCTGGCGGGCTGGGGTTCTCCCGTCGGCCTCCACCCCATGGACCCGAACCCCGCAGGAACCTGACATGGATATTGAGAGCATTGCCATCGACCCCGGCCTTATCGAAGGCGGGCAATGGGTGGGCGACATCCCCGAGATGGGCGACTTGCGGGTGCGGGTGCGCGGTCTGACCAGTCCGCAGGCTGTCGCGCTGCGTAACCGGCTGCTGCGCGCCCTGCCGAAGAAAGACCGCGAGAGCGATGGCAGCCCCACGCAAGAGGCGGCGATGCGGGTCGGCGGGCGGGTGCTGCTTGAAGCCGTTTTGCTGGAATGGGACGGCATCACCAGCGGCGGCAAGCCGGTACCTTTCTCGAAAAAGCAGGCCGAGATCTGGCTGACCGATCCGCGCTACCGCAACTTCGGCGATGCCGTGGCATGGGCGGCGCAGATCGTGGACAAGGGCCGCGCCGAGATCACCGAGGAAATCGCGGGAAACTCGCCAGCGCCGTAAGCTGGGCGCTAACTTGCGGCGAGGCGTATCGGGCGGCTGTCGATCAGGGTATGGACCCGCCCGAAGCCCTATGGCCACCGGACGTTCTGCATCACGACTGGCTAGAAGTGTTCTGGGAGTGTAGCACGGATCGGCAGATGATTGCGCTGTCCACCATGGAGCGCGCCGTGGTCAAGGCGATGGCCATCCCGGCGCAATCCATCCGGGACGCATCGCGGAACATGACGCCAGAAGATGCGGAAATGTTCCGCATCTGTATTCGAGCTATGGACAGGGTCTTCCTGCGCCACCAGAACGGCGGGGCAGACCCCGAGCCAACAATGACCGCCCGCGACAGCTTCCGCGCCGCGTTCAAGAAATGAGCAGAGGGCTGCCCCATGACTACTGAAGCTGCTGCTCTTGGGCTTAGCGTCGACAGCGGAGACGTTGTTTCGGCGACCGGCGACCTGGAGAAGTTCTCGGCCTCTGCGGACAGGGCGGGGAAGGCGTCGGATCGGTTCGAGAAGGAAGCCACAGACGCCGGCCGGGGCGCAAAAGTTCTTGGCCAAGAGACGGAAAAAGCCGGGCGGGGCATGCGCGCTCTTGCCAGGGTGGCCGGTACTGTGACCGGCGCCCTGGTCGCGGCTTTCTCGGTTAGAGCTCTGATCCAGTACGCTGATGCTTGGTCGGACATGCAGTCCAGGATCGGCGCGGCGGTCAAGGATATGGCGGCGGCGCCGGAACTGATGGGGCGTATGGTGGATCTGGCGAACGCCAGCTACTCCCCGCTGGGCCAGACGGTCGAAGTCTACGCACGCAACGTCGCGGTTCTGCGTGATCTTGGCAAGACCGCCATGGAGACGGCGGATTTCACAGAAGCTCTGAACCACGCCCTAGTCATCACCGCGACCCGCGGGGAGAGGGCCGCCTCCGTCCAGAACGCTTTGTCGAAAGCCATGGCCGTCGGAAAACTGACCGGCGATGGTCTGGAAACCGTCATGGCCAACGGGGGTCGGGTGGCCGAGGCACTGGCCGAAAAGCTTGGCACCAACGTCAATGGCCTCCGCGCCATGGCCTCGCAAGGGAAGATCACGTCTGCCGTAATTGCTGGGGCACTGCTCGACAGCCTTGAAAAGCTGCGCGCCGAAGCCGGCGAGATGCCGGCCACTGTGGACGACGGAATGACGCGCATCGCCACCGGCATGCAATACTTGATCGGAGTGTTGGATCAAACCACCGGGGCGAGCGGGTCACTGGCGGGCGCCTTAGTCATGGTTGGTGACGCGCTGGCGAGTGCTGCGAAGTGGGCAAGCGAGAACGGCGACACGATCCAGTTTGTTTTCGACAGTGTGATCGGGACCGCGATTGCAGGCGTGACCGCCCTAGCGGTCAGGTTCGCGGCGACGTGGGCGGTTTCGATGTATACCAGCGTCACGGCGACAGGGGCTTTCTCCGCTTCCTTGGTGAAGCTTAGGGCGGCGCTGACCGCAGCCGGCATCGGAGCGGTTGTTGTTGCGGCTGGCGTCTTGACCGGGCAATTCCTCCGACTTGTTTCTGCGGCTGGCGGTTTCGGGGCTGCCTTGAAGCTGGTCGCCGATGTTGGGCGCGAGGCGATTGACCGGCTGGAACTTGGCTGGCAAGGCATGGGCAGGATCGTGTCTAGCGTGGCCGCGGGGCTGCGGGCCACTTTCGCTTCGGCCTTCGCATTCATCCTGCAAAAATTCGCAGACATGACGCAATCGGTGGCCGATGGAATCAACGACATGTTTGCGCCGCTTGGGTTGAATTTGGGCCTGAGTGGCATTGGCGGTGATGCTGCCGCTAGCTTGTCCGCTTTTGCGGAAGAAGAAAGCCTCGTTGCGAAACTGCAGGCTGCGGCGGCTAAGACGTTTTTCGCCGGCATGACCGCGCCGATGGAAAGCATCAAGGCGCTAAACGACGTGCTTTCCACAACAACAGACGAGGTGGAGGGTATTGGTGCGGCGGCGGCTCCCACAGGGGAGGCTTTGGCGGAGATGGGGGGCAAAGGCAGGAAGGCGGCCGAGGACACCAAAGACGGCATGATGACGCTCAAGTCCGCAACCGAGGATTTCCGCAACACGCTGTCGCAGGCGTTCAGCGGCCTTGTGACCGGCGCCATGTCGCTTCGTAATGCTGTCGGCAACATCATCAGCAAGCTGGCTGAAATGGCAGCCATGCGAGGATTCGAAGCCCTGTGGAGTGGCGGGATGGGGCAAGGGGTCAGTGGCTTCCTCGGGAAGTTTCTCGGACTCAACGCAGACGGCAACGTATTCTCGGGCGGCCGCGTGGCCGCATTCGCCAACGGCGGGGTGGTGAGCAGCACGACCGCTTTCCCGATGCAGGGCGGCGTCGGTATCATGGGCGAGGCTGGTCCGGAGGCGATCATGCCGCTGAAGCGGGGGGCAGACGGAAAGCTAGGGGTCGAGGCGCAGGGGAACGGAAGAGACCCGATGGAATTGAACATCACGCTTGGGGTCAGCGTCGATGAAAGCGGAAACATCACCCCATTTGTCGAGCGGGTGAGCGGAAACGTGGCCGTTCAAACCATGCGGGCCGCGAATGCCCAACTTGCGCGCGCCTTGCCGGGCGAGATCAAGCGCGTGCTGTCCGACCCCCGCGCCAGCCGCCCACACATCGGATCATAAACATGGCCCTCGTCTTTCCGCTCGCACTTGAAGATTTTTTCGACACCCTGCCAATCCAGGCGGTCGAGCTTTATCTCAGCCCATCCTCTGTCGTCACGGGGCGTACCCGGGGCGGTGATGTGCTGACTGCCGATATTGGTGAGAGATCGTGGGGTGGAAGCTGCTCACTGGGGTTCCAGAATCACGTTGATGCTGCGGCGGTAAGGTCTCGGCTTTCCATCCTGCTGGACGGTGGAAGGTCGTTCTTGGCTCCCGCGATGCCCAACTCCTACCCCCGAAAGGACCGGGACGGCTCGATCCTCGGCGCGGCCACGCCGTCGATCCACACTGTCGCAGCAAACAACAGGGAGGTCAGGATACAGGGGCTGCCGGTGGCCTACGTGATCTCGCCCGGCGACTACCTGTCGGCCACCTATGGCTCCAACCCCACCCGATACGGGTTCCTGCAAGCGGTCACCGGGGCCGAGGCCGATGGGTCTGGTCTCACGCCCTTGTTCGAGGTCACTCCATTCGTGCCATCCGGGCTGGCCGCCACCGCACCCGTGACGCTGGTGCGGCCGATTTTCAAGGCGGTCATTGCGCCTGGCTCCGTGAATTGGGGGTCGTCGTCCGATCTGCTGACCCGGGGCATGTCCTTCAGCTTCATCCAGACGCTGAGGTGATCCATGCGTGACCTCGCGTCGGAAATTGTTGCCCAGCTCGCCGCCCGTCAGGGGGTGCGTCCCCGGTATCTGATCTGGTTCGTGGCGCGCAACCGGGACAATCCGGAAACCGCCGAAACGATGGGCCTGTGGACCGGCGGCGATCACCGGGAGTTTGTGATCGGCGCCGAGACGCGGACCTACTACGGGGCTGGGGGCGTCCTTGATGTCCCCGAGATGGTGGCCGAGACGGGGCTGACGGTCAGGATGCAGACCGTGGCGCTGTCGGCCATTGCGCCGGAGGTGGCGCTGCTGATCCGGGGCTACGAGCCGCGCTTCGCCCGGGTGGAAATCCACCGGGCGTTCTTCTCGACCGAGACCAACAGCCTGCTGGCCGCGCCGGAGCGGGTGTTCAAGGGCGTGCTGGACGAGGTGACGGTGCACATGCCCGAGGCGGGCGGCGAGGCGCGCGTGGAGGCGGTTCTGGCCCCGGCCGCGCGGGCGCTCACCCGGGTGCTCGGCCTCAAAAAGAGCCACCAGAGCCAGCGCCTGCGCGACGGGAGTGACGACTTCTTCATCAACATCGGCACGACCGGCACCGGCATTCGGACGCCGTGGGGCGAGAATATGGTGGACGATCCGCGCACCGCGAAGAAGCCCGCCGTCAATGGATCCGGACATTACGGCGACGGCAGTGGCGACAGCGGGAGCTACTGATGGTAATGACGCAGAGAACCCCGGGCTGGATGGGCAGGCTGGTGGTTTACCTGTCACGTATCCACTCGACGCCGTTCCGGCCGGGCCGGATGGACTGTGCCCTGTTCGTGGCGGGCGCCGTCGAGGCGATGACCGGGCAGGACTTCGCGCGAGGCTGGCGCGGCTACCGGACGCTTGGCGAGGGCCGAAAGCGGATCGCCGAGCGCGGGTATGAAGATCATGTCGCGCTGGCCGCCAGCATTCTGCCCGAGGTGCCGGTGTTGATGGCGCAGCGCGGCGACGTGGCCGTGGTGACCGAGGGCGACGGGCTTGCGCTGGGCATCGTGCAGGGCGAATCCGTCTATGTGATGACGCCGCGAGGGCTGGGCCTTGTGCCGCTGACCCGCGCCGTGCGGGCTTTCAGGGTCTGATGATGCGCAGAACGCTTCTTCTCACCACCGCGCTTGTCGCAGGGCTGGTGCTGGCGACCCCGGCGCGAGCCGAGCCGATCAGCACGGCCATTGCGGTGGCGCTCGGCGGCGGGGCCGTGGCGACGGCGGTCGCGACCTTTGCGGTCAATACCGTCGCCTCCATGGCGCTTTCGGCTCTAGCCGCCAGCCTGACCAGCAAGCCCCGCCCGCCGGGGATGCTGATCGAATGGACGGCCCGGGGCGGCGCGAACAGCGCGACCTTCGGGCTCGGCCGGTTCGCCACGCCGGGACAGTTCGTTTGCCCGCCGATGTCGCATGGTCAGGCGGGCAGGACCCCGAACGCGTATTTCACGCAGGTCATCGCGCTGGCCGACCTGCCGGACCACGCGCTTTCCCGCGTCATGCTGGGCGGCGAATACATCCCCATCGGAAGCACGCCGCACGCCGACTATGGCCTGCCTCTGCTCGGCAAATATGAGGGCCGGGCGTGGATCAGGTATCACGACGGCACGCAGACCACCGCCGACGCGATGCTGCTCGACAAATACGCGGACTGGCCCGACCGGCCATGGACTGCGGATATGGTCGGCACCGGCGTCTGCTATGCCGTGTTGACGTTCCTGTTTGACCGGGAGTTGTATCAAGGCGCCCCGCCCGACGCGGCGTTCGAGATGTTCGGCATCCCGCTCTACGATCCACGCAAGGACAGCACGGTTGGCGGCTCGGGTGCGCACCGCTGGAACGATCCGGCGACGTGGGAGCCGACGCAGAACCCCATCGTGATGATCTACAACATCCTGCGCGGCATCCACTTCCCGGATGGCTCTGTGTGGGGCGGGGAGTGCGAGGCCGAGGACCTGCCGCTGGCAAACTGGGCTGCGGCGATGAATGTCTGCGACGAAACGGTCAACCTCTCGGGCGGCGGCACCCAGCCCCGGTATCGTGCCGGGCTGGAAATCCGGGTGGCCGAGGACGAGCCTGCGGATATTGTCGACCAGCTGCTCAAGGCGGCCTCGGCGCGGATTGTCGAGATCGGCGGGGTGTTCAAGGTCCGCGCGGGCGGCCTGGGTCTACCTGTGGCCTTCATCACCGACGACGACTTGCTGGTGACCTCGCCACAGGAGTTCCGGCCCTTCCCGGGGCTTGCGGCCTCGCACAATGCCATCCATGCGACGTTTCCGAATCCGGGGCAGATGTGGCGGGCGCACGACGCTGCGCCGGTCTACAATGCCGCATGGGAGCTGCGCGACGGCGGGCGGCGGCTGGTGGCGGAGATCGACCTGCCCGCCGTCAACTACCCGTTGCAGGTGCAGCGCCTCATGCGGGCGTGGATCAGGGACGATCAACGCTGGCGGCGGCACGACCTCAACCTCGGCTTCTACGCCGCGGCGCTGGAACCGCTCGACTGCATCGAGTGGTCGAGCAAGGAAAACGGCTACGACGAAAAACTGTTCGAGATCGACCAGACCGCGCAAGACCCGGTGAGCCTGCAAACCGGGATCGCGATCCGCGAGGTGGACCCGGACGATTACGACTGGTCGCCGGACTTCGAGCTTCCCGACCCGGTTTCCCCCGGCGGCTGGGTGCTGGCCCCGACGCAGGCAGTGCCGGGCTGGGCAGTCACCGGGCATACCGTGGTGGACGCCGACAGCAATGCCCGCCGCCCGGCGCTGCGGGTGGTGTGGGATCCCGAGGCGATTGAGGACGTGCGGCTGCTGCGGGTGCGGGTGCGGCTGGCGGGTGACGTGGGTAATGGTTGGACGGTCGCAGTCAATGACGTCGAGGCGGGCGAGGCGATCATAAGCGAGGGCATTCTGCCCGGCACTGCCTACGAGGCGCGCGCCCGGCTGGTCACAGACCGGCCGAACGACTGGTCGTCGTGGATCGGGGCCGTCGCACCGGATATCCGCATTACGGACAGTGACATCGCCCCCGGCGGGGTGGGTGAGGTGAGCCTGTCGGCTGGCGTCAAGGGCAGCATTGCCGACGCGCAGCAGGATGCCGCCGACGCGCTGGAGGCTGCGGGCGTGGTGCAGGGCAACCTCAACCAAGCGGCCCAGACCCTGCGACAGGATTTCGAGGCGGCGGACGTGCTGCTGTCGCGGTCCATTGTTGACCTCAACACCGCCCGGCTGGGCGACAACCTGATCCCGAACGGGATGTTCCTGGGCGGCGATCTGGCGCAGTGGTCGAATGTGGCGCCCACGTTTTCGGTGATCGAGCGCGACCCGGGGCATAGCGTAGCAGCGATCCAGAATGCGCCCTACGCCCATATCCTGAGCATCCAGCAGCGCGCCACGGCGGCTGACGG